TAATATTTATATAAATTAATAAAGGAGTTGATATTTAATGAAACATTATATTATAAGTGAAAGAACATTATTAAGTTTATACAGAGCAGAAGAAGAACTTAATGCATTAGAAGCTGGTGGGGTAGATAATTGGAGTTGGTACGATGAATCTTTGAATTCAAACTTGGAAGACGCAAAGAAAGATTTTAATATTCCTGAAGATGATGAAACTTTTGATTATGAAGTCCTTGCTCAAAAAATGTTAGAAGCTGGTATTAAAAATGGCGGGGTAGTGCCTTATGAAAGCTAACAATTTTTTACCAAGTGATTTTTATTGCACAGAATGTGGAAGGAAAGGTATCCCCATTATTAGAATAGCGGGAAAAGAAAGAGAAGCAGGGCATTTAAAAAAATTATATTGTTTATATTGTCAGAAAGAAACAAATCATGCTGAAATAAGACCTTTTGGTAAGTATAATAAAGAAGATTTTAAAAAAGAATTTAGATTAGGAAGATTTGTCAATGGTAATAGAATTAAAAAAGAAGATTTAATGTTCTGTTCAAAAGAAGATTGTGAATTTAATGTAAATAAAAGATGTTGGAATTGTAGTTATAGTTTTGATTGTGAATATAGAATTGGTAAGGAGGATTAGTAATGGGAGATTTATTCATAATGATGGGAGTACCTGGTTCAGGTAAAACCACTTTAGCTAAGAAATTAGTGGAAGATAAGCCAAATACAATAAGAGTATCAAGAGATGATATTAGATTTTCTTTACTTGAAAAAGGTGATGAATATTTTGCAAAAGAAGATAAAGTCTTTAAAACTTTTACTGAAACTATTGATAAATATTTGGCGGAAGGTAAAAATGTTATTGCTGATGCGACTCATCTTAATTGGGGCAGTAGAAAGAAATTAATTCATAATTTAACTGTAAAGCCAGACCAGATTTTAATAGTATATGTAAAAGTACCATTAGAAAAGGCTTTAAAACAGAATGAATTAAGAAAAGGTACTAAATCTTATGTACCACCAGAGGTTATTAAAAATATGTGGGAAAGTCTTAAGCCACCCGCTGTATATGAAAATGATTTTTATTATGAAGTAGATGAAAATGAGAAAATTACTTTAATAAATTTATATTAAAAGGAGAATAAATTATGGGAAAAATTTACTTGACTTCAGATTTACATTTTTGCCATGATAAAGATTTTATTTATGAGCCTCGTGGTTTTAAATGTGTAAAAGATATGAATGAAACTATTGTTAAAAATTGGAATGGTTTAATTACCGAAGATGATGATGTATATATTCTAGGTGATTGTATGTTAAATAACAATGCGAAAGGGATGAATTTGTTAGAATCTTTAAATGGAAGATTACATATTATTACTGGAAATCATGATACGAATATGCGTATTAAATTATATGCAACAGCAAAAAATGTAGTATCTATAGATACTTGTGCAACTATGCTAAAATATAAAAAATATAATTTTTACTTATCTCATTATCCAACTATGACATCTAACTATGATGATAAAGGATTATTTGGTGTCATTAATTTATGTGGTCATCTACATACTACAGATAAATTTTGGGATATGGATAAACATGGATTGATATATCATGTTGAACTGGATGCTCATAGTATGAGACCTGTTTTAATTGATGATATTATTGAAGATATAAAATGGTTTTATATGGAGGTTGAATAATATGAATGATTATTTAGATGAAAATATTGGATGTTTAGGCGTTATTGGAATATGGGCTATAGTTATTGCTATAATATTTATTGAACCTTTTATTACTTTTGGATTTGGTTTTCTGATGGGATTAATACTTAAAATTACTATTGGACCTTTAATGGTATCAGGACTTGCGGCAATGGGAATTACTATTGCATTAAAAGATATTCCAATTATATGGGCGGTATTGTCTGTTATATCAGGTTTATTTAAGTCTGAAATTGTATCAAATATTAGAGAACTTAAAAATAAAAAGAGTGAATGGTAGAGTAGTATTTAATGCTACTCTTTTATTTTTGGCTGTCGTTGACGGTGCTGATTTTACGCATGCATATAGGATTTTTTATTCATTGTTTGACATTAAAATTCTTTTTTGATAAAATAAGGGTATATAAATAATAAAAGGAGAAAGACTATGGTTAAATCAAAGTTAATAACAGCACATTATGATGAAGAATCTGGTTTATCATATGTAAAAATAGCAAATAAATTTGGAACTTTTGATGCTCTTGCTGCATTACATCCAAAAGATAAAGAAAATAAAAGAGGCAGCCGATATGCAGGATGTGAGTATGCTCATATTAGAGCTGAAATAAAAAGTGTAAAAGAACAAATAAAATCTCAAAGATATAGAATCAAAGTTTTAACAGAATTACTTGCAGAATATCAAAATTCTGATAATGTAAATATTAATTCTATTGAAAGCAAAAAAGTAAAAAGAAAAATTACAGAAGAAATTAAAAAACTAACTGATTTAAAACAAGATAAAATAAAATTAGAGCAAAGTTTAGAAAATAAAATTCAATCAAGAGAAAGAATATTAAATAGTTTTAACCAAAAGAAACAAGCCAAAAATAAATAATTTTATTATAGTATTCTTTATATTAAATATGAAAAAATATTTTTTTATAGAAAGGCGAATATATGATAAATTTTTGTATAGGTCTTTTAGTTGGACTTTTTGGTATTAATTTAATTGATAGTTTAAATAATATTTTAGCTCAAGTAACAAAACATATTTGTACTAAAATCGCTTATAAAGATTATCTGATTGAAAAAGAATTACAAGAAGCGGAGTTACCTCCTGAAAATACTTGTTGTATAGGATTTCAAGCTCCTGAAACAGAAGAAGAATATTACGAGGAGGAAGAAGAATGATAACTTTTATAGACACTTGTTATTTATTAAATAATTTAGATAAAATAAATGACCATTTTTATATTAGTAGTGTAACAATAGAAGAACTAGAAAATATAAAAACATCTATTCATAAAGATGAAGATGTAAAATATAAAGCAAGAAAAGCAGTCCGCTTTTTAACTGATAATCGTTCTAATTATACTGTTATCCCTTTTAAATTTTCTTATGAAGAATTAAATGAATTATTTGATGACTTGCCTAGAAATAACGATTCTCAAATATTAGCATGTGCATACTCCGTTTATTTAGAGGCACAAAAGGATAATACAAATTTTATTTTTATTACTAATGATTTATTATGTCAGCATTTTGCAGAACTTCTTGGCATTCCAGTGTCTTTTGATGAAAATAATCAGAAGGAAGAATACACAGGATATAAGGAGATTGAATTAAACGAAGAAGATTTAGCACATTTTTATAATGATATATATAATGATAATTATATTAATCATTTTAATTTATTAGAAAATGAATATGTGATTATTAAGCAAGATGGGAATATTGTTGATAAGTATAAATGGAAAGATGGGAAATATATTAGGATTGGATATAAAAAGATTCCATCTAGATTTTTTGGGGATATATCTCCAATGAATGGCGATGTATATCAACAGTTAGCTATTGATAGTTTACTTAACAATCAAATTACTGTTTTAAGAGGTAAGGCGGGCTCCGGTAAAAGCTACTTAGGCCTGGGCTCATTAATATCTTTATTTGAAGCTGGTAAAATTAATAAAATTATTATTTTCTGTAATACTGTTGCAGTAAGAGGAGCAGCTAAGTTAGGTTTTTATCCAGGAGATAAGGATGAAAAATTATTGGATTCTCAAATTGGTAATTTCCTTGCTTCTAAATTTGGTGGAATGGACCAAGTTGAAACGATGATTGAGCAAGGCACTTTAGTGTTAGTACCCGCGGCAGACTGTAGAGGTATGGATACTACTGGTATGCAAGCTGGTATATATATTACAGAAGCACAAAATAGTACAATAGATATGATGAAACTAATGCTACAAAGAGTTGGTGAAGATGCTGTTTGCGTAGTTGAAGGTGATGACAAGAGTCAAGTAGATATGGTAAGCTATAGCGGTGATAATAATGGTTTATCAAGATTATCTGAAGTATTTAGAGGAAAGCCTTTTTATGGAGAAGTTACTTTACAAACTTGTTATAGGTCAAAAATTGCGGCAACCGCAGAATTAATGTAGTTTTATGATAGGCAAATTTAGTTATTTTAATTAAATTTGCCTATTTTTTTATTTCTTATTGACAATTTATCATTTTTTTGTTATAATAGTATTATAAGATAAATTAGAAATAAATTTGCAAAGCAAAAAAGGAGTGAAGAGAATGAGAAAAGTTGTTCAACATTTTGTAAAAGTTTGTAAGCATAAACACTATGTGCGACAATATTGCTGGAAACTAGGATTATATAAACAAGGAATATTACACGATATATCTAAATTTTCTCCTATAGAGTTTTGGGAAAGTGTAAAATATTATCAAGGTAATAGAAGTCCAATAGATGCTTGTAAAGAAGATAAAGGTTATTCAATGGCGTGGCTACATCATAAGGGTAGAAATCCACATCATTATGAATATTGGCAAGATAATTTTGACAAAGGTGGAGAGCCTTTACAAATGCCTTTTAAATATGTTCTTGAAATGCTATGCGATTATTTGGGTGCAGGTCGTGCTTATATGGGAAAACAATTTACCTATGAAAAAGAATTAGATTGGTGGATAGAGAAGAAAAAGAAAGGTTTAGCAATGCACCCACAAACTAAAATATTTTTAGACTATTGTTTAATAGATTTAGTTTGTTATGATGAAGATTATGTTTTAGACGTAGATAGACTTAAGCGAATATATGATATGTTATCTGAAGCATATAATAAGGAGAGAAAATGATGATTGAGATATATACAGACGGAGCTTGTAGTGGAAACCCTGGTCCTGGCGGTTTTGGAGTGGTAGTTTTTGAAGGCGAAAAAATACTTCACTATCATAGTGAACAATCGCAAAAGACTACCAACAACAGAGAAGAAATAAAAGCTATTAGTTATGCTATAAAATATTGTTTAAGAGAGAAAATTTCTGCAACAATATATACTGATTCCGCTTATTGCTATAATGCCCTAAACACATGGATATATTCATGGGCTAGAAATAATTGGACTAATAGTAAAAAACAAGAAGTAAAGAATAAAGATGTATTTGAAGAAATCTATAATAATTATATAGAAAATTTTTCCAATTGTCAAATTAGAATAGAGAAAATTAAGGGACATAGCGGTATTCTTGGAAATGAGATAGCTGATGCTCTTGCTACTGAAGATGAAGTAAGATTAGATTTGTTATTATGGGAATAATTTTGACAAATAAAAATATTTTTGATATAATTATAAGTATGGAGAAAAAGTAAAGATAAAAAAGAAGAAAAGGAGTTAAAATATGAATAACTTGTATAATAAAGAAAGTATTGAGAGTTTAGACCCGCTACAATTTACAAGATTAAAACCTCAAGTTTATTGTGGTGATACAACTTATTCAACACAACTTTTAGTTGAGATAGTTTCTAACTCTATTGATGAATTTAAGTTAGGTCATGGTGATAAAATTGACATTACTCTTATAAATGAAGATACTATATCTGTAAGAGATTATGGACAAGGTATATTGGTTAATTCTTTGAGAGAAGATGGAAAAACAGTATTAGAAGCAGTATTTAGTGTATTGAATACTTCTGGTAAATATAGAGAAGATGGTACTTATGAAGGAACTTCTCTTGGTAACTTTGGTATAGGTTCAAAGCTTCCTACATTTTTATCTCATAATCTTACTGTAACTTCTTATAGAGATGGAGAATATGAAACTATTGAATTTATAGAAGGCGTTTTTGATAGAAGAGAAGTTGGAAAAACAAAAGAAGAATCAGGAATTTATGTAGCTTGGCAGCCAAGTGAAGAATTTTTTACTCATACTAATGTAGAATTAAATAAAGTAAAAGATTATTTAAAAACATTATCTTGTTTATGTCCTGGATTAAATATTTCTTTAACTGATAAAAAAACTGATAAAGTGATTAATTATTATAGTGATAATGGTATAAATGATTTAGTTACTGATTTAGTTAAAGATAAAGAAATTATAAATAATAGATTATGTATTAAAGATAAAGATGGTAAAAATGATATTGATTTAGTTTTAACATATACTTCAAATTATTCTTCTACTATTGTTCCTTATGTAAATACAGGTTTAACAGAGAGCGGAAATCATATTTCTCAAATTAAAACTATTATAACTAGAGAATTTAATAAATTCTTTAGAGAGAAAAAATGGTTAAAAGATAAGGATGATAATTTAAGCGGAGAAGATATTCAAGAAGGAATGTTTCTTGTATTTAATTTAACTGCTCCTAATGTTAAATATGATGCACAGGTAAAGAGTAGAATTACAAGCATTGATATGAAACCATTTAATTCAATTATTTCTGCAAATATTCAAACATGGTTATCTATTAATGAAAAAGAAATAAAAGAAATTGCGGATAAAACTATTAATGCTAAGAAAGCAAGGGATGCAGCTAAAAAAGCAAGAGAATCTATCAGAGCAAAAGAGAAAAAAAGAAAAGAAAAAGTTTTAAAATTTGATACAAAACTTGCGGATTGTAATTCAAAAGATAGAACTAAATGTGAGGTATATATAACAGAGGGAGACAGTGCTAGTGGTAATTTAAAGACAGCTCGTAATAATAAGTTTCAAGCTATCATGCCAATTCGTGGTAAAATTTTAAATGTAAGAAAAGCAACTTTAGAAAAAATACAAAAAAATCAAGAAATTATGACAATGATTGACGCTTTTGGTTTAACTGTTGATATGAAAACAATGAAATTAACATATGACCCTGCTGACTTAAGATATGACAAGATTATTATTATGTCAGATGCCGATGTAGATGGTGCTCACATCAAGAACCTTTTCTATACCTTTATTTGGACATTCTGTCCTGAGTTGATATTAGATGGACACATTTATGCGGGAGTACCACCACTTTATAAGGTAACTGAAGGAAAAGATACATATATTTATCTTAAAGATGATGAAGAATTAGAAAAATATAGAGCAAAAGCTACAAAGAAATATCAGGTTAAACATTTAAAAGGACTCGGAGAAATGTCCGCTGATGAAACTGAAATTTTGGTAGACCCAGAACAAAGAATTATTAGACAGATTACTGTAGATGATATTATGAAAACAGATGATTTATTTGATGATTTAATGGGAACTAAAATTGTCCCAAGAAAAGAATTTATTCAAACTCATAGTCATGAAGCACAATATATATAAAAATTGATTTTTTATAAATAATAAGATATAATATATATAGAAAATAAAAAAGGAGAGTTTTAAATGCACAATTTATCGAGAGAACTTGAACAAAACTTTATAGAATATGCAGTTGCGGTTAACTCAGATAGAGCTCTCCCTGATTCTAAATCTGGTTTAAAACCAGTTGCAAGAAGAATTTTATGGGGAGCATATGACAGTGGTTATACATCATCAAAGGAACACGTTAAATGTGCAAGAATAGTTGGAGATGTCATGGGTAAATGGCATCCCCATGGTGATTCTAGTATATATGGAGCATTAGTACGTTTATCTCAACCTTGGATAATGCGTTACCCTTTAATTGATTTCCACGGAAATATGGGTAATATTAGTGGAGATGGTCCCGCTGCTTATAGATATACAAATGCAAGATTGGCAAAGATTACAGAAGATGGTTTATTAAATGGATTAAAGAAAAAGAATGTTGACTTTATTCCTAACTATGATGAGAATGCAAATGAACCAATTACACTTCCCGCAATTTTTCCTAATCTTCTGTGTAATCCAAATAGCGGAATTGGCGTAGCTATGGCTTGTTCATGGGCACCGCACAATTTAAAAGAAGTTGCACAAGCAATATATGATGTAATGGATGGAAAAGAACCTACATTACCAGGTCCTGATTTCCCAACAGGTGGTTTGATTATAAATAAAAATGATATTCCGCAAATTATGGCGACAGGCAGAGGGACTGTAAAAGTTAGAGGACAGTATAAAATAGAAAAAAATAATATTGTTTTCTATGAAATCCCTTATGGAGTGAGTACAGAAGCGATATTAAATTCAATAGGTAAAGCTTGTGATGAAAAAGAGATTGAAGGAATTTCTGAAGTAGTTGATGAGAGTAGTAAAAAAGAGATTAGAATTGTTATCTCTTGTAAAAAAGATGTAAATGTTGAAGGGGTAGTTAAAAAATTATTTGCAAAAACAAATTTGCAATCGTCTTTTTCATATAATCAGGTTGGATTAGTAGGTAAAACGCCTACAGAATTAAATTTAAAAGATTGTATAAGTATTTATATAGAACATAATATTGATTGTTTGAAAAAAGAATTAGAATTTGATTTAGCGAAAGCAAAAGCAAGATTACATATTGTAGATGGGCTTTTAATTGCTCTTGAAGATATTGATAATGTTATTACTTTAATTAAAAAATCTGAAAATTCGGCTAAGGCAAAAGAAGGCTTAAAATCTAAGTATAATCTTTCAGAAGAGCAGGCTAAAGCTATATTAGATATGAGATTATCTAAATTAGCACATATGGAGAAAATTGCTTTAGAAAATGAAAAAAAAGAATTAATTAATACAATTAATGATATTAATGATATTTTAATTAATAAGAGTAGACAGTTATCTATTATTAGAGAAAGACTTGTTGCTATTGTTAAAAAATATGGTGATAATAGAAGAACAGAATTAGCACAAATTGAAGTGCCAAAAGATGATAAAGAAATTGAAGCCGTTATTCCAGAAGATGTGGTAGTAATTACAACTCAAACTGGTTACATCAAACGAGTTCCAAAAAAGAGTTTTAAAGTACAGCGTAAAAAAGGTAAAGGTGTAAAATCTGCAGATTCTGTTATATTAGATGCTTTTTCTACTAATACTATTGATACTTTAATGGTATTTACTTCAAAAGGTAAAATGTATAAAATATTAGTAGATAATATTCCTGCTGGAACAAATGTATCTAAAGGTGTACCTTTAACAACTTTAATTAATTGCGGGAATGATGAATCTATTGTTGCGGTTACCTCTCTTAATAGAAAAACAGATGCAAAATATGTAGTATTTATAACTAAAAAGGGATTAGTTAAAAAGACAGAATTAGAAGAATATACAAAAATAAAAAGAAGTACAGGTATCGCCGCCATAAAAATAAAAGATGGTGATGATATAGCAAATGTAACTTTTTTAAAGGACGAAGATTTAATTTTAATAACAAAGAAAGGTCAATCAATTCATTTTATTACTACAGATATTAAACCTATTGGTAGAACAACTTTTGGAGTAAAAGGTATTAAGATGGATGAAGATGATGAAATTGTTATTGGGTTACCTATCCATAATGAGAAAGATAAAGTTGCAGTATTTACTTCAAAAGGTTTAATGACTCAAACAGAGTTAGACGAATTTCCTTGTCAAGGCAGAGGCGGAAAGGGCTTAATGATTTATAAACCAAAAGAAAGTACGGGTAATATTATTGGAGCTTTAATGTTAAGTGAAGAAGATAATATTTTAGCTATTGGTAGACCAAACTCGATTTGCATATCTGCACGAGAAGTTCCAACTATAAAAAGAGGTGGAGCTGGTAATCTAATGATTAAAGATAGTATAATAACATCAGTAGTGAAGTTATAAAATAAGAGGGTATATAAACCCTCTTATTGATTTTTAATAAAAATTATTATATAATATTTATATAAGAATAAAAAGGAGTTGTAATTTTATGATAAAAACATTATATCCAATTTTTCAGAAGTGGTCAGAAAAAGGTTCAATATATTTTGTATCAGATACACATTTTGAAGATGCAGATTGTAAGTTTATGAACCCAGATTGGATTACTCCAGAAAAACATATAGCCAATTTAAAAAAACTAGTCCATAAAAATGATACATTAATTCATTTAGGTGATGTAGGCAATCCCGCATATATGGATGAATTAAAATGTTATAAGGTATTAATCACAGGTAATCACGATGTAAAAAGTAAAATGGTTGGTCATTTTGATGAAATTTATACAGGTCCGCTATTCATAGCAGATAGAATTTTATTAAGTCACGAACCAATTAGTGGACTAGGAGAAATATGTTTAAATATACATGGGCATGTTCATAATGGTACTTTTTATGATGGTGAAGGATTAAACTTTGCATCAGATGTAATAGAATGGAATGAAAATAATACTATTATAAGTTTAAAAGATATTTTAGAAGCTGGATATTTAAAAGATGTTAAAAATTATCATAGAATAACAATTGATGAAGCGATAAAAAAGAAAGGTGTAATTAATGAATAATTTTTTTAAGATAGAAAGAATGAAACAATTAATTCAATTATTAAATGATTGGACTAATAAATATGACGCAGGTTATCCAGTAGTTTCAGATATTGAGTGGGATAAAAATTATTTTGAATTAAAAGCACTAGAAGAAGAAACGGGAATATGCTTAATGGGTTCTCCAACTCAAAATATTTATTATGAATTTAAGACAAGCCTAACAAAAGTAAAACATAATCATCCTATGTTATCTCTTGATAAAACAAAAGACTGGCAAGAGTTTATAGAATATTTTGAAAATAAAGATGTTGTAGGTATGCCAAAATTAGATGGATTAACTGTATCTCTTGTATATGAAAATGGTAAAATTGTTTCTGCTGAAACAAGAGGTGATGGAGAGATAGGGGAAGATGTTACTCATAACATTTTAACTGTTCAAGGAGTTCCTTATATTATTCCATATAAAGAAAGATTAATTATTGATGGCGAAATAATTTGTACGGATAAAGATTTTGAACCTTTTAAAGAAGAATATAAAAATAATAGAAATTTTGCAAGTGGTTCTATTAGATTATTAAATGCTAATGAATGTAGAAAAAGAAAATTAACATTTGTAGTATGGAATGTGGTAGAAGGTTTAGAATCTACAGTTATAAAAAATTTTACTACATTAAGCAAATTAGGTTTTACTGTACCACCTTGGACTTCTAGTTTTGATTGGGATGCTAGAGATTTTCTTGTAAATTCTTGTAAAGAATTAGGTTATCCTATTGATGGATTAGTAGGTAGATTTAATGATATAGAATATGGAACTTCATTAGGGTCAACTAGTCATCATGCAAGAGCAGCTTATGCTTTTAAATTTAGTGATACAGAAGTAGATACTGAATTATTAGATATTGAATGGATGATGGGTAGAACTGGAGTTTTAACCCCAGTAGCTATATTTAAACCTGTAGAACTAGAAGAAACAACTGTATCAAGAGCAAATCTACATAATATTAGTGTTATGGAAGAGTTAAGTGGAGGTTTTGAAAGAAAGGGAGATATTCTTCATATTTATAAGGCTAATATGATTATACCTCAAGTTAAATCATGGGAACATATAGGAGATTACTCTGAAGAAAAACATATTAATATCCCCAATACCTGTCCTGTTTGCGGACATCCTACAAAGATTTCCATTTCAGCTTCTGGCGTGAAGAATTTAGTTTGTGGAAATCCACAGTGTGAAGGCAAGCTTATTAATAAATTAGACCATTTTTGTGGTAAAAAAGGTATGGATATAAAAGGTTTATCTAAAGCGACTCTTGAAAAATTAATTAATTGGGGTTGGGTAAATAAAATTACTGATATTTATAGTTTAAATAAATATAAAAAAGAATGGATAGATAAAGAAGGTTTTGGTGAAAAATCAGTCACTAATATTCTTCAAGCTATTGAAAATAGTAAGATATGTAAATTAGAAAATTTTATCTCCGCATTAGGCATTCCACTTATAGGTAAAACAGTTGCAAAAGAAATTGTAAAATATTTTACAACTTGGGATGATTTTATTAGTGCTGTAGGAGATGGACAATGGTCTACATTAGATGGATTTGGTCCTGAAATGGAGAAAGCATTAAATTCTTTTGATTTTTCCATAGCGAAAGAAGTTGAGCCATATTTAACTTTTGAAAAAATAGTTACAAAAAATGAAGATATTACATTAAAAGGATTAACTTTTTGTGTAACAGGAAAATTAAAAGAATTTAAAAATAGAGATGCTATAAAAAGTTATATTGAAGATTTAGGCGGAAAAGTTACTGGTTCTGTAAGTGGAAATACAAATTATTTAATTAATAATGATATTAATTCTACAAGTGCAAAGAATAAAACTGCACAAAAATTAGGTATTCCGATTATTACAGAAGAACAATTGAAGAAGATGATTGACAATTAAAAAATTTTTAGGTATAATATAAATATGAAGAATAAAGGAAATTTAAAAAGTATCGCACATAAGTTAGTTAAAACTGAAAAAAGATTGGCTTTAGCTCAAAAAAATAATGATGCTGAGCAGATAAAGTATTATCAGTCAGAAATTATAAAACTAAGTGCGGGACTAAATTTTGAAGAAATTATGTATATTGATGAATTTATATTAAAACAAAAATTTCTTGACAATTGAAAATTTTTGTGATATAATATTCATATAAAGATACAAAGTATCTAATATAAAAAATATTTTAAATTAAAGGAGAAAAATTAAAAATGGCAGTATTAAAAGAAAATTCAAGAAAAGTATTTGATTATGTTAAGAGTGTAAACGGAGAAAACATTACAGCAGCTGATATTGCAACAGCTACAGGTCTTGAAGTAAGACAGGTTAATGGTATTGTTACTTCAGCTTTCCAGAGAAAAGGTCTTATGGAAAGAATTCCAGCAGAGATTGAATTAGAAGATGGAACACATAAACCAGTTAAGTTTATTAAACTTACAGAAGCTGGGGCTGCATTTGACCCAGATGCTGAAGCTACAGCTGAATAATTTTAATTTCAGATATAAAATAGGGTTGAATTATTATTCAACTCTATTTTTATATCAAAAAATGAGGAGCTATGGAATATATAATATTAATTATTAGTATTCTTATTTTGATTTTTGTTTTTTATAAAGGTAGTAAAATCCAAAAAATAAATGAAGATATTAAAAATCAAAATAAAGAATTTGAAATAAAAAATAAGTTATTAAAACAAGAGAATGAAGATTTAATTCTCAAAAGAAATAATGAAATAGATAATTTAACTAAGATTACAAAACAATTAGAGGAAGAAAAAGAAAAGCGTATATCAATCGCAGAGAAAGAATATCAAACCAATATTGCTAATATTAAACAAAAGTATGAAGATGAAAAGATAGATTGGGAAGATAGTAAAAAATTATTACAAAAATCTTATTCTGATTTTCAAATGGAAACCTTAAAAAAGATGGATGATGAACATAAAGAGCTAGACACGATTCGTCAAACTCGCATCGCCGCACAAAAGGCAATAACAAGAGAAAAAGAAATTAAAGAACAAAAAGATTTTTATTGTTTACCTTGCTCTATTGCTGACAGAAATGATATTCAAACTCTCGAAAGAGTAAAAAAAGATTTAAACAAACCAAGAATATTAAGTATGTTAATTTGGTCAACTTTCTTTCAAAAACCTATGACTTCTTTATGTAATAATGTTTTAGGTGTTTCTACTGTTACAGGTATATATAAAATTACCAATCAAATAAGCGGAGAGAGCTACATTGGTCAAGCAGTAGATGTAGCTAAAAGATGGAAAGACCATGCTAAGTGCGGATTAGGGATAGACGCTCCCGCAAATAACAAACTTTATAAAGCAATGCAAGAATATGGTATTTGGAATTTCTCTTGGGAATTAATTGAACAATGTCCAAGAGAACAATTAAATGAAAAAGAGAAGTATTATATAGATTTATATATGACAAATGATTTTGGTTTTAATAGCAATAAAGGAGTGGGAAAATAATGAAATTTAATAATACAAGAGTAATGAATTTTGAAGGCGCCCTAAGAGGTATGAGAAATCCTAAAGAAAGTTATCACTTAAGTGATAGTTTTTTTGGATTAGTTGATTGTGAATATACAGAGGCTGATTATGATATAGCTAGTGTATGGGCAGAAAATGAGAAACCTGAATATTATGATAATTTTGGAGATTATGAAGAAGAAAGAATAGCATTAGAAGATAAGTATGATAAATGGCTATTAGACAATGGAGTTTTATATAGGAATAATGATGATATGATTGCAGAAGTTGCTTTTATAGGACCAAAAGATATGAAATTAGCACAACGTCTTATTAAAGCAGGCTCAGAACATCGTAAGTTTATGCGTCAAATTTTTGTTTCTGTTGATATTACAGCTCCGCTATATTGGTGGAAAGAATTTGATACTTATAAAGTTGGTACTGTTGCAAATAGTACAAGTACAATGCATAAATTGGCTGAAACCCCTATTACATTAGATTGTTTTGAAACTGATGATTTAATTTGGGATTTACTAATAGATAAAGGTGGAAACCCAACTTTTGATATTCATGTATCAGATAGAGCTGGAATGTTTATAGAATTTCTTGAAAAACTTCGACAGAAATATCTTGATACTAAAGATAAAAGATATTGGAAAGAACTTATTCGTTGGCTTCCAGAATCATGGCTTCAAACTAGAACCGTTACAATGAATTATGAAAATCTTTTTTCAATAGTTTTTCATAGAGGGTATCATAAATTAAAAGCAGAATGGTGTGATGGTTTTATTAAATGGTGTACTACATTGCCATATGCTAAGGAGTTAATATTCTATGAAGAAGAACGAGAAAAAATATATAATCTATATGCATAAGAATAAAATAAGCATAATTTTGACAAGATAAAAATTTTTTGTTATAATATAAATATGAAATAAATAAGATAAAAGAAAAATTAAGGAGAAAAAATAATTATGAAAAAAATGATTAACACAGAAACTATTGAAGGAAGAGTTTTTCAACATGATTTAAAAATAAAGACAGTCCAAAATTCACAGTCTCCAAATTTTGGAAAAGCTTTTATTCAAGGTAATCTTGAAATTGCAACTGATGAAGCCGGTTTGAATGTTATTAAAGTTCATTATACTTATGTATCTGAATCAACAAAACAGGGCGGAAAGAATAGCACTTTTACAAATTTAAAGAATATTATTGAAGAAGGAAAGACTTGGATTGCAGATGGTAAAGATAATGCTACTTTAGTTCAAGTAACTCCATCAATTGCTTTAAATGACTTTTATATAAATGACAATGGAGAAGACCAGTTAGTATCAGAAAAAAGAAATGAAGGCGGATTTGTAAACTTCATTACTTTAAATCAGCTTAACAAAGATGAAACTGCAAGAACAAAATTCAATACGGATATGCTTATTACTAACATTGCTCATATTGAAGCTAATCCAGATAGAAATATCGAAAAAGATTATGTTGTTGTTAGAGGAGCAATCTTCAATTTTAGAGGTGATATTTTACCAATGGAATTTTCTGTTAGAACAGAAGATGGAATGAAATATTTTGAAAGTTTAGATGTAACAGAAGCACAGCCTTTATTTACACAGGTATGGGGACATGTACGTAATTTCACTCAGGAATATACATATACTCAGGCTTCAGCATTTGGCGAAAATGCAGTAAGAACTTCAAAGAGAACAACAAAAGAATATCTTATTACAGGAGCTAGTCCAGTTCCTTATGATTTCGGAGATGAAAAGATTTTAACAGCTGAAGATGTAACAAAAGCAAATCAGAACAGACAAGTTTATCTTGCTAATGTTAAAAAGCAGCGTGATGAATATATGGCACAGAAAGCGGCTAATAATACTCCTTCTCCTGCAACACCAGTTGGTGCAGTAGCTGCTGGCAATTTTAATTTCTAATAAATAGAAACAAAAGTAACAACAATGAACAATAAGAGGGAAACCTCTTATTGTTTAGTTTTAAAATATAATAAGAAGGAGATTTAAAATGAGTGATATAAATTTAGCAGCAATACAGCCTCATCAGGTTAGTAGAGATTTACGTGGATATAGTGTATTCTTTTATGGAGAACCAAAGAGCGGAAAGACCACAACCGCTACAAAATTCCCAAATCATTTATTATTTGCTTTTGAAAAAGGTTACAGTGCAATTCCGGGAGCAATGGCTTTACCTATTAATTCATGGGCAGATTTTAGAAAGGCTCTAAGACAGTTAAAGGATGAAGAAATTAAAAAGAAATTTGAAACTATCATTATTGATACTGTTGATATAGCTTATGACTTATGCGAAAAATATATTTGTGATAATGCGAAGAGACCAGATGGTGGTTTTGGAGTAGACTCAATTGGGGATATTGCTTTTGGTAAGGGTTATACTTTAGTAGCTAAAGAATTTGATGAATGTCTTCGTTCTATTGTTCAATTAGACTACGGTCTTGTTTTAATTAGTCATTCTGTTGATAAGACGTTTAAGGATGAACAAGGACATGAATATAATCAGATAGTGCCAACTTTAGGAAGTAAACCAAGAAATATTGTTTCAAGAATGTGTGATATTATTGGATATTCAAGAGCAGTTCAAGATGAAAAAGGTGAAGTTTCTACAAAGTTATTTATGAGAGGCACTCCAAGATATGTAGCGGGAAGTAGATTTAAATACACTCCAGATTATATTGATTTTAGCTATCAAAATTTAGTTAAAGCAATTGGAGAAGCAATAGATAAGCAAGCAGCGGAAGATGGTTCTGAATACTTCACTGATGAAAAAGTTAATTTATACAATGGTAAGACTGAATTAGATTTTGATGAATTAGTAAATGAATTTAATACAATGGTTAATCATTTAATTGAAGTAACTCCTGAAGATGTTTTTGAAAAAGAAATATCTCCAAAGATTAGTCAAATTACTGACAGATATTTGGGTAGAGGACAGAAAGTAAATCAATGTTCAAGAGAACAAACTGAAGCATTAGATTTAATTGTTACTGATATGAAAGATTTAATGGCAACAATTTAATTTTATATAATATAGATATTAAAGTTCTTAGTTGAAAAACTAAGAACTTTTTGATTTTTATAAAAAAATATGATATAATATTTATAGAAAAGAAATAGTATAAAAGGAGTAGGTTTATGGCTCACTATGTCACTTGTAAATTTTGTAAAGAGCGTTTTGATAGAGATAAAGAGCCAACAGTGAAAATATCTGAAAGAAGATATGCTCATAAATCCTGTGCTGAAAAACAAGAGGCTCTAAAAACGCAAGATGAAAAAGATTTAGAAGAATTAGAAAATTATATAAAAGAGTTATTAAAAATTAATACTATAAATGCAAAGATTAGAAAACAAATACATACATTTCATAAAGAGTATAATTATAGTTATAGTGGTATGAAAAAAACTTTGCATTGGTTTTTTGAAATTAAAGGAAACCCAATAGAAAAAGCAAATGGTGGTATAGGTATTATTCCATATGTTTATGATGAAGCATGTCAATATTATTATGCTTTATATTTAGCTCAATTAGTAAATCAAGAGAAAAACATAGAAGAATATAAACCAACAGAGAGGATAATATCAATTTTTTCTCCAAGAACCTATATAAAAAAAAGAAAATTATTTAATCTTGATGAGGAGGAGAATTAATGGCACAAAGATATGTAGATATACCATCTATTATGCAAGTTATTGGCGGTATTTATACCAACCCAAGTTTATTAGATATGGAAGATAAATACTTTTTTTGTGAAGAAGATTTCACAGAAGAATTTCATAGAATTATTTTTGGTTCTATTTATAATTTACATATGTTGGGAGCAAAAGAAATTACAATTAATGCTATTGAAGATTATTTAGAACAAAGACCAAAAAAATTAGCAGTTTATAAAGTTAATAAAGGTCAAGATTATTTGATAAAACTATCTAATTCTACCCAAGTTGCCGCATTTGATTATTATTATAATAGAATGAAAAAAATGACTTTATTAAGAATGTATAATGAAAAATGCGGAATGGATTTATCTTGGCTTTATGATATAGATAATATTTTAGATGTTAAGAAAAAACAAGCTCAAGAAGATTGGTTAGATAATTCTTCATTAGATACAATAGCAGATTTAATTAATGATAAAATTACAGATATAAGATTAAAATATGTAGATGATTCAAATGATAGTGCAGTTCAGGCGGGAGATGGAGCATTAGAACTTCTTTCCAGATTAAAAGAAACTCCAGAAATAGGTTATCCGCTTTTTGGTTCTTTAGTTAATACTATTACAAGAGGAGCAAGATTAAAAAAGTTTTATTTACGTTCTGCTGCGACAGGTGTAGGAAAAACAAGAGCAATGATAGCAGATGCTTGTACTATTGCTTGTTCAGAAATTTATAATCCTTGTTCTCAAAATTGGGAAGTTAATGGAACAAAAGAACCAACTTTATTTATAGCAACAGAACAAGATAAAGAAGAAGTGCAAACAATGATGTTAGCTTTTTTATCTAATGTAAATGAAGAACATATTATAGATGGAAATTATTATGCAGGCGAATGGGAGCGTGTAGTAAAGGCGGCAACAGTTCTTAAAGACAGTCCTTTATATATTGAACAATTGCCTGATTTCTCTTTGAAAGACATTGAAACAACTATTAAAAGAGGAATTAGAGATTATGATGTTCGTTATGTTTTTTTTGATTATATACATACTTCAATGAAAATCTTAAGTGAAGTCACTTCAAAGACAGGTATTAAAGGATTAAGGGAAGATAATGTATTGTTTATGATGTCTATTAAATTAAAAGATATGTGTAATCAATATGGTATTTTTATTATGTCTGCCACGCAGTTAAATGCAGAATATAAAACTGCAAGTCAATATGACCAAAATTTATTAAGAGGTGCAAAATCTATTGCAGATAAAATTGACTGTGGTATGATTATGTTGCAGACAAGTCAAGAAGATATGACTGCTCTTGAAAAAGTTTTGAGAGAAGGCAGATACCCTAATCCGACAATAAAAATTTCAGTTTATAAAAACAGAAGAGGTCGTTATAAAGACATATTATTGTGGTGTAAAGATGACAGAGGGACTTGTAAAATTGAACCAATGTTCGCAACAAATTATCAGTATGAGTTAATTAATATTGAAGATTTAAAGATAGAAGTAAAACCAAGACAAGAAGAACAACAAAGTGCTTTTTAGGAGAGAATATAAATGCATGAATATTATGATAAAGATGAAATAAAAAATTCTTTAACAATAGACGAAGTTTTTAATTTAGTTGCGGAGTTTGGCGGTGAACCTATTATGAAAGGTGAAAGTTTGTTCACCGCCAAAACAATTTGTCACAATAATTTTGGAGAAGGTTCTCATAAGTTATATTATTATGATAATACAAAATTGTTTAAATGTTACACTGATTGTGGGACTTCTTTTGATATTTTTGAATTAGTTGCTAAAATTAAAAATCATAATAATGAAGTTATTTTCTTTCAAACAAGGGAAGGACTTGCCGCTAGAGCGTGGGAATTATATGATGCTGTTGATTATGTAGCTAAATATTTTAATAAAACACCAAAAAATGAAAATTTTTCAAATTTACAACCAAAACTTAATGATTGGAAGATTTTTGAAAAATATGAGCAAATAGATATAAAAAATGATAATAAAAAAAGAGTAGAATTAAAAAAGTATGATAATACTTTTTTAAAACATCTTCCTCAACCAAGAATAATTCCTTGGGAAAAGGAAGGCATAACAGATGAGGTAATGAAACAACATAATATCGCTTTTAACCCTTCATCTAATGGAATTGTCATTCCGCATTATGACATAAACAATAATCTAGTTGGAATTAGAGAAAGAACATTAATTAAGGACAATGAAAGATATGGAAAATATAGACCATCTATTTTGAATGGAGTAATGTTTAATCATCCATTAGGTTTTAATCTTTATAATTTAAACAATAGTAAAGATAATATTAAAAAATTAGAAAAAGTTTTTGTTTTTGAAGGCGAAAAATCGCCGCTTCTTTATGCTTCTTATTTTGGAGCTGATAATGATATTTCTGTTGCTACTTGCGGATTTAATTTATTGAGTTATCAAGTAGAATTATTAATATCCTGCGGAGCAAAAGAAATTATCATTGCTTTTGACAAACAGTTTCAAGAGCAAGGAGATGCAGAATGGGAAAAACTTGTTAAAAAATTATATAATATTCACGATAAGTATGGCTCATATGTTCAAATTTCTTATTTGTTTGATAAACAAAACTTATTAGATTATAAAGATAGTCCAATAGATAAAGGAAAAGATATATTTTTACAATTATTTAAAGAAAGGATAATTATATGACATGGTTAGAAAATTATAAGTTTAAAAAAAGACATGCTTATAAAAAAATTTATATATATGGTTCTACTTTAACTTCATCAATTGATATGATGAATTTTATTGCTTTATATGTAGAAAAGATTAGAAAAATAAAAATAGTTAAAAGAACAAAAACTCGAATAGTATTTAAAAATGAAATGACACTTAATGCAGTAAAATGTAATGATAGTATAAGAGGTATTAGATGGGATGAATGTTTTATAGATAATCTCATTCCAATATCAGATAGAGAATCATTGATTTTTCCAAAAGCTACACGTATTTCTAGGAAAAGTGAAATATTACCTAACTATACAGAAAGAATACATTATTTTTAAGGAGTTAAATAAATGAATTTTAAATTAATTACAACACCCACTGAAAATTGGGGAGTTATTGTTCAAATTTTAGTCAATAGAGGAATAGAAAAAGAAAATATTGAACATTATTTACACACTTCTGATGAAGATATAAATTCTTTTGAAAGTCTTGGTGTAAATAACTTAAAGGCGGCAGCCGCCGCATTAATTCATGCAATTCAAAACAATTTAAAAGTTATAATTATAGTAGATTCAGATTGTGATGGATTTACATCTTCTGCATTACTTATTAATTATTTACACGATTTATTTCCTTATTGGGTTGAAAATTGTTTAGATTATTCTTTTCACGAAGGAAAACAACATGGGTTAGCAGACCATATAGAAACTTTACTGGAATGTAATTATTCTCTTGTTATATGTCCAGATAGTTCCAGTAATGATTATGTAGAACATAAAAGACTTGCAGAAAATGCTACTCAAGTAATTGTTTTAGACCACCACGAAGCCGAAAGAATTAGTGAAAATGCTATTGTTATCAACAATCAATTATCAAATTATCCTAATAAAGATTTATCAGGAGTTGGTGTAACATGGCAATTTTGCAGATATATAGATAGCATTATGAAAACTTCTTATGCTGATAAATATTTAGATTTAGTTGCTCTTGGTAATTTAGCTGATATGATGAGTTTAAAATCATATGAAACAAAATATTTAATTAATAAGGGATTTAAAAATATAAAAAATCCGTTTATTTATTATATGGCTCAAAAAAATGCTTTTAAATTAGGTACAGAAATAACCCCAATGGGAGCAGCCTTTTATATCGCTCCTTTTGTTAATGCTATGAATAGGAGTGGAACTATGATAGAGAAAAAATTATTATTTGAATCAATGTTAAATTATAAAGCCTTTCAAATGGTGCCTTCAACCAAGAGAGGACATAAATTAGGAGAACAGGAAAAATTAGTTGAACAAGCAATTAGAACAGCAACAAATGTTAAAAATAGACAAACAAGAGAAGAAAATAAAGGTCTTGAAACTCTTGAAGGATTAATTGAAAAAAATAATATGTTAGAAAATAAAGTTCTTCTTTTTCTATTGCAACCAGGTCAGATTGATACAAACATCGCGGGATTAATTGCAAATAAATTTATGGCTAAATATCAAAGACCTTGTTGTATCTTAACAAGAGTTGAAGAAGAAGATGAAGAAGGTCTTGTTCATATGTATTATAGAGGTTCAGCAAGAGGATATGAAAAATCAGGTGTCACTAATTTTAAAGATATATGCGAAGCGGGGCCTAATGTAGAGTTTGCACAAGGACATCAAAATGCTTTTGGCTTGAGTATAGAGTTTACTTATCAAGGCGGGAAGGCTATTACTGAATTTTTAGAATATATAAATCAATATTTTAAAAATATAAGTCCAGAACCTGTTTATAATGTAGATTATATATATGAAGGTAATAATGTAAATCCTCAAAATATTTTAGCCATAGGTGCATTAGATTATTTATGGGGACAAGATGTTGATGAACCATATGTTGCTATTAAGAATTTAAAAATAACTAAGAATATGGTTACTATATATGCTAAATCAACAAATACATTAAAAATAACTTTACCTAATAAAGTTAGCTTAATGAAATTTAACGTTTCAGAAGAAGAATGTAATAAATTTCAGACAGATGGTTTTATTGAATTAAATGTTGTAGGACGCTGTAACGTAAATGAATATAATGGTTGGATTAATGCTCAAATAATGATTGAAGATTATGAAATTATAGATTCAGCAAAATATTTCTTTTAATGAGTGGAGCGAGAGTGGTCGCTTCTTGGATTGAAAATAGGCTTTGACTTTTTTCAATCCAATTTTTCTTTATCTTGAAAAAATATAAAAAATATAGTATAATATAAGTAAAGAATAATAGAATAAGAAAGGCATATAAAATGATATTAACAGATAAACAAAATAAAGGGCTTAAAATTGCTATTGACCGATATGCAAAGGGCGAAAAATATACCGTTATATCTGGGTATGCAGGCACAGGTAAGACAACTCTAGTAAAATTTATTATAGATGCCTTATCTAATTACAATATTGATGCTAAAACAGAAGTCTGTTATGCAGCATATACTGGAAAAGCAGCGGAAGTATTGAGAAAAAAAGGTAATAAAAATGCAATTACATTGCATAAATTGTTATATGATTTCTTTCCTAAAAGAGATGGTACTTTTTTCAGAAAACCAAAAGAAGAATTAGAATATAAAATTGTAGTAGTAGATGAAGTTTCTATGGCTCCAAAAGAATTGATGGAAAGATTGTTTAAATATAATGTTTATGTTATTTGCTTGGGAGACCCATTCCAACTTCCGCCTATAGATAAAAAAGAAGATAATCATTTATTAGATAATCCGCATATTTTTTTAGATGAAGTAATGCGTCAAGCTGCGGAGTCTGAAATTATTCAATTAACTATGAAAATTAGAAATAAAGAACCTATTCCTTTTATACAAGGTAAAGAAGTACAAGTAATTAAAAAAGAAGAATTAAATACGGGAATGTTATTATGGGCAGACCAAATATTAGTAGCAACTAATAACACTAGAAATAATATAAACCAACAGATGCGACAATTATTAGGTAAGGGTGATAAACCCGAAGAAGGCGATAAGATTATTTGTTTGCGAAACTATTGGGAAAATAGTGATATGAAGGGCGAAAATATTTTAGTTAATGGTACTGTTGGCTATATAAAAGATTGTTATAGTTATTCTGTTAAACCTAAATTGCCAGGGAAAAATATAAATATAGATGTATTAAATGCTAATTTTACAACAGATGATGGCATCAATTTTGGTAGCTTAGAAATAGATAAACAAATGTTATCAACAGAAAAACCTTGTGTAGATTGGAAAACTTCATTTATGTTAAGTAAAAAATATAAAGAAAATAATCCAGTGCCTAAAGAATTTGCTTATGCTTATGCAGTTACATGTCACAAAGCACAAGGTTCAGAATGGGATAAAGTTTTAGTTATAGAAGAACGTTTTCCTTTTGATGAAGAAGAGCATGCTCGTTGGTTATATACAGCTTGCACTCGTGCGGCAAATAAATTAGTATTAGTGAGATAGGAGTGAATAAAATATGACAATAACATATTATGATAAGTTTGCTTTTATTCCAAAAAGATGCAATAAATGTAATAGATTATTTATTTTTGAAGGATATAATATTTATTATAAACAAGTTGGATTTGAATATTTTGATTTAAAACAAATAAAATGCAAAAATTGTATTGACAAAAACAAAATTATATGATATAATATTTATATAATAAAAAATTAAGGAGTAAATAATGAAAAAGGAATGTATTAAAACTTTTAAACAAATTTACAAAAATAAAGAAACTCAACAAGAAAAGAGTTTTCTTTATCATATGACAATAGTAAGAGATACAGAAGATTATCAATATCGTTTATTAAATATAGATACTATGACTTTGTGGAAGAATTATAAGTTTAGGACTTTTAAAGAAGCAGAGTCATTTTTAAATAAACATCCACATTATATAAATAGAAAGGCGGAATAATATGGCTCGTATGGAAATTCATTCACATACTGAGTACTCAAATCTACGTTTACTTGACTGCATAAATAAGCCTGAAAAACTTATAGACCGAGCGATTGAGCTCGGTTTATCTGGGATTGCAATCACAGACCATGAATGTTTGAGTTCTCATATGCAAGTAAATATATATTCAGAAAAAATAAAAAAGAAAAATCCTGACTTTAAAATTGCTTTAGGAAATGAAATTTATTTATGTGAAACAAGAGAAAGTGGACAAAAATATTATCATTTTATTTTAATTGCAAAAAATAAAATGGGACATAGAGCATTAAGAGAATTATCTTCAAGAGCTTGGATGAACGCATATTCTGACAGAGGTATGCAGAGAGTTGTAACATTATATTCAGATTTAGAAGAAATTGTAAATAAATATCCTAATTCATTAATAGCAACAACAGCTTGTTTAGGAGGAGAATTAAGTTCAGCAACAGTTGAATTAGTAAATTGTGAAGTTATTGGAGATAACACAGGAGCGGCTGCCGCACATCAACATATAGTTAATTTTATGCTATTCTGTAAAAAATTATTTGGCAATGATTTTTATGTAGAGTGTGCACCTGGGACAAGTGCTGACCAAATAAAAGCAAATATTAGATTAAAAGCAATAGCAAAAGCATTTGATGTAAAAATGGTAATTGGTACTGATGCTCATTATTTAACAAAAGAAGATAGATTTGTACATAAAGCATTTTTAAATTCTAAAGGCGGAGAAAGAGAAGTTGATGAATTTTATGAATTTGCTTATCTTCAATCAGAAGAAGAAATTCAGAAAAACTTAGCTCCATCAAGTATGGATTATGAACAAATGGTTTCAAACTCATATGAAATATATGAAAAGATTGAAAATTATTCATTAAGACATAATCAAACAATTCCAAAAGTAGCAGTTAAAGATTATCCAAAAAATAAAGATTGGATACCTGGATTTCAGATTACAAGAAAAATGCACATAAATGAAAATTATCCTATTCTACAAAGTATGCTAACATCTGATGATAAAATGGAAAGATATTGGGTAAATCAATGTTTAGATGCTTTAGTAGATAAAAATTTGTATAAAGAAAAATATTTAGATAGATTAGAAGAAGAAGCTGATATAAAAAGAGTTGTAGGTAAAGAATTAGGAACTAATATGTTTTCATATCCTGTAACTTTGCAGCATTATATTGATTTATTTTGGAATTGTGGTAGTTTAGTAGGTGCAGGAAGAGGCTCAAGTTGTTCAGGATTAAACCATTTTCTATTGGGTATTACGCAGCTTGACCCATTGGAATGGGATTTACCTTTCTGGAGATACCTGAATAAAAAACGTTTAGAACTTGGCGATATTGATTTAGACCTATGTCCAAGTAAAAGACCTACTATTATCAACGAAATTAAGAAAGAACGTGGAAAGAATTTTAATTCAGATATTGATGATTTATCTAAAGAAAATTTAGGTTGTACTTTAATTGCAACTTTTGGAACAGAAAGTACAAAAGCTACAATAGGAACAGCTTGTAGAGGATATAGAAGTGAAGAATATCCTGATGGGATAGACCCAGATACTTCCGCATATTTATCTTCTTTAATACCTCAAGAAAGAGGTTTTGTATGGAACTTAAATGATGTAGTTTATGGCAATCCTGAAAAAGATAGAAAACCTGTAAAAACTTTTGTTAATGAAGTTCAAAGTTATCCAGGTTTACTTGATATTATGTTCGGAATTGAAGGATTGATTAGTAGACGTGGAAGTCATGCATCTGGTGTTATTATGTTTGATGAAGACCCATATGAATTTGGTTGTTTTATGAAAGCTCCTAATGGCGATATTATTACTCAATATGATTTGCATATGTGTGAAGCCGCAGGAATGACAAAATACGACTTCTTATTAACAGAAGTTCAGGATAAACTTCTTAAAGCTATTCAGCTTTTACAAGAGGATGGAGAAATTGAAAAAGATTTATCATTAAGAGAAGTTTATGATAAATATTTTCATCCAACAAAACTTCCTTTAGATGATAAAAAAATATGGGATGCATTAAGTAATAATAGTGTGTTGAACATTTTCCAGTTTGATAGTGATGTAGGAAGTCAGGCGGCAAAAAAGATTAGACCACATAATATATTAGAAATGGCTGATGCTAACGGATTAATGAGATTGATGACATCTGAAAAAGGTGCGGAAACACCTATGGAAAAATATATCAGATATAAAAATGATATATCTTTATGGTATCAAGAAATGGATAATTTTGGTTTAACAAAAGAAGAGCAGAAAACTTTAGAGCCATATTTCTTAAAATCATATGGAGTTCCACCATCACAAGAACAATTAATGCAAATGTTAATGGATGAAAATATATGCGGATTTAATTTGGAAGAAGCAAACGCCGCCCGTAAAATTGTAGGTAAAAAGCAAATGTCTAAAATACCGCAATTAAAAAAAGATATTTTAGAAAAAGCGAAAAGAAAAACTTTAGGTGAATATGTATGGAAATATGGTGTTGGGCCTCAGATGGGGTATTCATTTTCAGTAATTCATGCATTGGCCTATTCCTTTATCGGTGTTCAATCAATATATATTGCAACTAATTGGAATCCAATTTATTGGAATACCGCTTGTTTAATTGTAAATAGTGGTTCTCTTGATGAAGATGATGATACAGATAGAAAAGAAAAAAATGCTGATTATGGCAAGATAGCAAAAGCATTAGGTGATACAATAGGAAGAGGAATTAAAGTATCTTTAATTGATATAAATAAATCTGATTATAGTTTCAAACCTAATATTGAAACAAATGAAATCTTATTTGGTATGAAAGCGTTAAGTGGTATTAATAAAGCAACTATTGATTTAATTAAAGCGGGAAGACCTTATGTAGGAATTAAAGATTTTATGCAGAGATGTCCGCTTAATAAAAAAGCAATGGTATCTTTAATTAAGTCAGGAGCTTTTGATAAATTAGAAGAAGATTGGGAAAAACAGTTAAAAGTATCTCCAAGAATTGTAATTATGACATATTATCTATCTATTGTAAGTGAACCTAAAAAACGTTTAACTTTACAAAATTTTAATGGATTAATTCAAAGAAATTTAATTCCTAAAGAATTAGATTTTGAAAAAAGAGTATTTATATTTAATAAATACTTAAAAACTTATAAAAAAGTTGGTCAGTATTATGTATTTGATGAGCCTTGTGAAACTTTTTATAATACATTTTTTGACATAGAACAATTAGAAGTTATTAATGGCTGTACTTGTATTATTCAAAAAACATGGGATAAAATTTATAAAGAATGTATGGATAAAGCAAGGAATTATTTAAAAGATAATCAAGAGTCAATGTTAAAGAAATTTAATGAATTACTCTTTAAAGAGCAATGGGAAAAATATGCTTCTGGAAATATTTCTAGTTGGGAAATGGAAAGCTTATGTTTTTATTATCACGAGCATGAATTACAAGAAGTTAATGTAAATAAGTACGGAATTGTTAATTTCTTTAATCTACCAACAAATCCTGAAGTAGATTATTTCTTTAAAAGAAATGGTAGACAAATTCCTATTTATAAAACTTATAAAATTATAGGCACTGTTATTAGTAAGAATGATGCTAAATCTTCTATTTCTTTATTAACAACAGATGGAGTAGTAAATGTTAAATTTACAAAGGAATATTATGCTATGTTTAATAAACAAATTTCTGAAAAACAAGAAGATGGAACTAAGAAAATCAAAGAAAAAGGTTGGTTCACAAGAGGTACAAAAGTAATGTGTACTGGGTTTAGAAGAGATGATATGTTTGTTACAAAGTCTTATAAAAATACTTTATCTCATCAACTTTATCGTATTACAAATGTTTTATCAGATGGAGATATTGAACTTACTCATGAACGATATGAGTCTAAAGAAAATATATAATTTATGGGTACCTTTCATCAATTATATAAAAAATATTTTTATATAATATAAGATGAAAGGAGCTTAAATAAATGAAAAAATATTGTGTGTATTTACATAAAAATAAAATTAATAATAAATGTTATGTAGGAATTACAAGTAGAAAACCAAGAGAAAGATGGCAATATGGAAATGGGTATAGAAAGCAACCTAAATTTTTTAATGCTATTTTAAAATATGGATGGAATAATTTTGAGCATATTATTTTAGAGAAAGACTTGAATGAAGATGAAGCTTTGAAACAAGAAACTTATTACATTCAAAAATATAATAGTATAAAAAATGGTTATAATATATTAGAACAAGGTCAAAAAAGTTCTCCTTATTGTTTCCAAGGCATTAAAATTTATTGTATAGAAAACCAAACTTTTTATGAATCAATTGCTGAAGCATCTAGACAATTAGGATTTTCAAACCCAGGAGATATTGAAAAAGTTATTCGAGGAGAAAGAAATGGCTGTCATAATTTACATTTTTTAAAAGCTGAAGAAGCTACTGTGCAAAATATAAAAAAAATACTTCAAAAGCGAACAGGAAAATTTAGAAAAGTTTATTGTTTAGAAACTCAACAAGTTTTTAATAGTTTGCAAGAAGCCGCCGATTTTTGTAATCGTTCTGCTCAATCCGTTATGCTAAATTGTCAAGGCAAAAGAAAAAAATGTGGAAACTATCATTTTCAATATTTTGAAGATAGTGAGGCTTTTCAGCTATTATATAATAAAATTACAGAAGTAGTTAACGGGGACATTAACCTAATGCATGATAGATATAATGCGGAGGAAAATTAATATGAATTCTAAAAAAATAAAAATACTAGCTCTGTTTGGAGAAAGCGGAGCTGGTAAAGATACAGTGTTGAATGGACTCTTAGAAGAAAATCCTTCTTTTCATAGAATTGTATCTTGCACCACCCGCCCAAAAAGAGAAAATGAAATAGATGGGAAGGATTATAATTTTGTTACTTTAGTAGAAATGCTAGAAAATATAGAAAATAATGAAATGTTAGAATATACGGTTTTTAATAATTGGTATTATGGAACTATGTTGTCTACATTACATCCTGATAAGATTAATGTAGGTGTGTTTGACATTGCAGGCGTTTGTAATATTCTTAAAGATAAACGATTAGAAGTAGTTCCTATTTACATCTATTGCGATGATAAAAAAAGATTACAAAGAGCTTTAGCAAGAGAAAATAATCCAGACTGCTATGAAATTTGTAGACGTTTTATAACAGATAAAGAAGATTTTAAAATGTATAAAGATACATTTTTCTATGAAGAATTTGATAATAGATTCGAAGTATCACACTTTTCTAATCTTTTAAAATTAGTTCCATATGATTTTCTGCAGGGCAATAATGATTAATTAATATTGAATAAATTAGATATTATATGATAACCTATTGGGAGGCTTTTTCCTAGCCTTCCCTGGTTAATCCAAAATTAAAAAATAGGAGGAAACAGAATGTTTTTTGTAAAAGAAAATGGAACTATTGTTATTTTTGATAAAAATAAAATTAAAAAAGCAATAGTATCAGCAATGAAAGATGGCGGAATTTATTTACCTGACATTGCAAGATTAATTTCTATTGATACAGAAAAATACTTTTTAAAAGAAGGCGGCGACCAAAATGTAGTAACAAGAGAGCAAGTTGACAAATATATATTTGATAGGCTTATTCATTATGGTCAAAGTTTAACTGCAAAATCTTATGAAGATTTTAAAGTATTAAGAAAATATCAAAAGCAAACTATGGATAGTGATGAATCTATCTTATCTTTAATTGGCGGTAACAATGAAGAATTACAGATGGAAAACTCTAATAAAGCTCCTTCATTAGCTCCAACTCAAAGAGATTTAATTGCTGGAGAAATTTCTAAATCAATAGCACGAAGAAAAATGATACCCGCTCATTTAATACATGCACATGATGAAGGATTAATACATATCCACGATTTAGATTATTTTATACAGTCTATTAATAATTGCTGTTTAATTAATTTAAAAGATATGTTAGATAATGGTACTGTTATTAATGAAACTTTAATAGAAACACCTCATAGTTTTAGAACTGCGGCAACTATTACTACTCAAATAGTAGCTCAAGTTGCAAGCTGTCAATATGGCGGTCAAACTTTTTCTACTTCTCATTTAGCACCATATGTTCGTAAAAGTTATGATAATTATATAAAAGAAGTAGCATCTGAATTATATGACTGCTCTTTTGGAAATATTGATAATGAAATTTTTAGAGAAAATGTAGAAAAAATTGCAAGAAAAAGATTGAGAAAAGAAATAGCAGACGGGGTTCAAACTATTCAATATCAATTAAATACTTTAATGACTACAAATGGACAATCTCCATTTTTATCTATTGCTATGTGGATAAATGAAGACCCTGAGTATGAAAAAGAAAATGCAATGATTATTGAAGAAATATTAAAACAAAGAATAACAGGAGTGAAAGATAAAGAAAGACATTATATTAGTCCTGCTTTCCCTAAATTATTATATTTCCTTGATGATAATAATGCATATGAAGGAAGTAAATATTTTTATTTAACAGAACTTGCAGCAAAGTGTTCAGCTAAAAGATTAGTTCCAGATTATATTTCTGTAAAAGCAATGAAAGAAAACATTGGCGAGGTTTTTCCTTGTATGGGATGTAGAAGTTTTCTTTCTCCATGGTATGATGAAAATGGTAAAAATAAAGCCTATGGAAGATTTAATATGGGTGTAGTTTCATTAAATTTAGTTGATGCAGGGTTATCCGCAAATGGAGATTTAGATTTGTTTTGGGATATTCTTGATGAAAGATTAAATTTATGTTATGAAGCCTTAATGTTAAGAATAAATAAATTAAAAGGAACTACAACAGAAACAGCTCCTATACTTTGGGAACATGGTGCTTTCGCTAGATTACCAAAAGGTAGTAAGATAGATTCTTTATTAGAAAATGGATATGCTACAGTTAGTTTAGGATACCATGGTTTATATGAGTGCGTTTATTCATTGATTGAAGAAAGCCATACTTCAGAAGCAGGTCAGGAATTAGCTTTAGAAATAATGAAAAAGTTAAAAGATACTTGCGATAAATGGAAAAAAGAAACTGGATATGGTTTTGGTTTATATGGAACTCCCGCAGAATCACTTACTTATAGATTTGCTCGTACTACAAAGAATAGATTTGGAGTTATTCCTCACGTAACAGATAAATTGTATTTAACAAATAGTTATCATGTTCATGTTACAGAACCTATTGATGCTTTTAGTAAATTAAAATTTGAAAGTCAATTTCAAAAATTATCAAGTGGTGGATGTATCTCTTATGTAGAAGTACCTAATATGAATGATAATATCCCCGCAGTAATTCAATTAATTCAATTTATTTATGAAAATATTCAATATGCTGAAATAAATACTAAATCTGACTTATGTGAAAATTGTGGATATGAAGGCGAAATACTTATAAATCCAGACACTTTAGATTGGTATTGCCCTAATTGCGGATGTACAGACCATAGTAAATTACATGTTACTAGAAGGGTATGCGGATATATCGGTTCAAACTTTTTTAATCGAGGTAAGACGCAGGAAATTAATGAGCGAGTAGTTCACTTAGATTAGGAGAATGATATGGAAATTATAGAGCATGGGAAAGCATATAAAATAAAAAAGTGTCCAAAGTGCAAATGCACTTTTGGATACTCTGAAAAAGATAAACATAAAGAATTTGTTAAAAAAACCATACAATTTGCTGATATAAATTGTTATATAGATTCTTATTATGTTAAATGTCCAGAATGTAAAAATCATATTAAGATATAAAAGGAGAAAATTAATATGAGATATGCAGATTTAAAAGAAAATGATATAGTAGATGGGAAAGGCGTTTGTGTAAGTTTATGGATGCAAGGCTGCCCACATAGATGTCCTGGATGTCATAATCCTGAAACTTGGGATTTTGATGGCGGACAAGAAATAGAACCTAATAAACTTACTAATAAAGTTTTAAAAGCAATAAATAAAAATGGAGTAAAAAGAAATTTCTCTATACTAGGCGGGGAGCCGCTATGTCCGGAAAATAGAGAATATATTACTGATTTATTATCAAAAGTAAGAAAACAATATCCTAATATAAAAATTTATATATGGACGGGGTATGTTTTAGACCAGCTTTTAAATGATGTTACTTTTGATTATGATAAAAAAATTTTTTCTAAAATTAATTATTTAATAGATGGACCTTTCATTCAATCGGAAAGAGATTTAACTCTTGAATTAAGGGGAAGCAAAAATCAATGTATTATTGGATTCATAAATTGACAAAAAGAAAAAATTTTGATATAATTGTATCAACAGAGAAAAAGGAGTTTTATAAATATGTCAAAGATATATGATACAAAACCTTGTCAAATTGAAGCAATTCAATTTACAAAAGACAACAAAGAAGAATTACAATCATTTTGTGGAGATGATATTTGTTATGATTTTTCTGTAAAAGATGATGTGGCTTATTGTTGGATACACACTCTTGAAGGAGAAATGCAAGCAACAGAAAATGATTATATTATAAAAGGTTTAAGAGGTGAGTTTTATCCTTGTAAACTTGATGTATTTGAGAAGAAATATCAAGAGCATAAAAATGAAGTTTCAATGGGAACTTTATATGATATGAATAAACAAGCAGTCGCACAGGAAAAAGCCTTAACAGATAAAGAATTAGATGAAGAATTAAAAGTTGCTTATGAGTATATTAAAAGTCATAATCAATATTTTATGTTATTAAATAATGATATTCATAATTATACTTTATTTAATCTTTGTTCTATAGGCGATAAAAAAATAAAAGCAAAAAATGCAGTTCAAGACTTAAAAGAATGTTTATTAAATAGAGGTAACGTAATAGGAATAGATGAATCAGATATTGCAGATGCTTTGGAAATCTGGCTTAAAGATTCTTCTAATGAAGTTTATTGTTATCATTTTTTTAGTTATGATGCTGCTATTATAGAGGAGTAATAAAGATGAAAAAAATTATAGGTGTATTAAGACCTTTTGACCTGGTCCAAAAATTCTATGTATATGAAAATGGAAATAAGATAGATGCGGTTGGAGTAGAACTTAATGAAATTCCAACTATGGTTTTAGGTCTTTCTCAGCAATATGACGTTCATCAATTAGATTTAACAGGCCCAAAACAGTTTTCAAAAGGAATTTCTTCTAAAATAAAAGAAGAAGATATTAAAAAATATAGTAAAGAGACTCTTACAATCAATATTATTTAAGGAGATATAAAAATGAGATATTTAACAAAAGTTGTAGAAACATATAGACTATCAAGTGAAAAAGAAGTAGAAGAATTTTTAAAAGAATTAAAATCAGACCATCGTTTTACAGTGGCTAAATATAGTAGTACTAAAAAAGAAAAAAAGAGTAAGGGCGAAGTAATTGATGAATGGATAAGATTTGAAGTTACTAAACTGTTCAATGATGAAGCAGAACCAGTAGATGTAATTAATGTGAATTATGAACAGAAAAGTGCTTTTAATAATATGGATGAAATAATTGAGGAGGAAGAAGAATAATGATTATTCCAGTAGGAAATTTACAATATGAAATGAGACCATGTGCAGGAGCAGTTCAGATTAAAAAACTTAAAGATTCTGCTATAATTCCAACAAGAGGAAGTGAACAAGCAGCAGGATATGACTTATATGCAGCAATAGATGAAGGTATTACTATTCAGCCACATGAGACAGTTAAAATAGGAACAGGCTTAGCAATGGTTTTACCTAATGATACATTTGGAGCTATTTTTGCAAGAAGTGGATTAGCAACTAAGCAAAGTTTACGTCCTGCAAATTGTGTTGGTGTTTGTGATTCAGATTATCGAGGAGAATATATTGTACCTCTTCATAATGATAGTGATGAAGTAAAAACAATTAATCCTGGTGATAGAATTGCCCAATTAATTCTCTTACCTTTCTATCCTATTAATTTTGAAGAAGTAGAAGACTTGAATGAAACTGAGAGAGGCGAAGGTGGCTTCGGCAGTACAGACAATCAGTAATATAAATAAGAGCAATTTAATTGCTCTTATTTTTTTTGTTTAAAAAAGCTTGACATCTAAAAATTTTTATGTTATAATCTAGGTATAGATAGGAGGATTTTAGATGAAAAGACTAGCATTAGATTTATCTACTAAATCAAGCGGATGGGCTGTCTTCGATGATGAAGAATTAGTAGATTATGGGTGCATTACTGCATCTTCAAATGATTTAATCAAAAGAATACAAAAAATTATATACGGTTTAGATGACGTATTAGAAAAATATAAAGTAGATAAAATTGTAGTAGAAGAAGTAAGACCTGAAACGGGTGTACAAAATATAAAAACACATAGAGCATTAATGTGGCTGCAGGGAGCAGTAGCAATCTTTGCACATGAAAAATGCGGGAAACTCGATATAGAATATTTATATCCAAGTCAATGGAGAAAAATATGTGGAATAAAAACTGGTAGTGGCATCCGCCGCACCTCTTTAAAATCAAAAGATATTGAGTTTGTAAAAAATAAATATAATATCACAGTTAATGATGATATAGCAGATGCTATTGGTATTGGATATGCTTCTGCAATGATTGATAAATTTAATTGGGAATAAAAAAAAGAGAGATAGAACTTATCTATCTCTCTTTTAAACTTTTAAAAAGGGCATTAGTAATATCTATGATTTCTTCTCCATATGTAGCGATTAAATCGGCAAATAATTCTTCTTGTTCTATTGATAAATCAATACCATAAGAAAACATCGCTGCATGAGTAAGTTCATGGCATATTACTCTCTTTAAAAGAAAACCATTAATATCATTATCTATATAAATAGTATGTGTATTATTATCGCAAACTCCGACTGTTTTTGTTTTATTGCTCCGTATTAATGCTTCATAATCAGAAGGCACAAATTTCAATTGCCATTCTATACCATTTATATTAAACATTAGGCTATTTTATTAGTTAGTTGAGCTAACTTTTGTTTTAATATTGTTTTTTCTTCAGCAGTTGCACCGCTTATCATTTCAGTAATATCTTCACTTAATTCTTTTAAGTATTTCTCTAGTTCTTCTATTTGTTTTTCTTTTCCATGATGCATTTCTTTTGATTCCATATAATATTTTCTCATTACTGGACTTTTACCTTCTCTTACATCTCTCATTTCTGTAGGATAAGAAGTTGATGGAGTTGTATATCTACCATCATTATGTGTCATATTACCATCGTGATAATACATTTTTCCATAATCTCTATCCATATCTCTATATCTAGTATAATCTGGATAATGCACATAAGGTGTATAATATTTTCTACTGTATTTTTCTTCTTCTTCTCTTTCTTCCATTGCTTTTGAAACATTGCAATAGTAAATAGCTTCAGACATATCTTTAATCATATCTATTGCTTCACCTAATTCTTTTGTATTTACTTCTTGCATATTGCCATTAATTTGACTTTCAACGCAATTAACTAAATTCTCTTTTATTCTTTTTAATCTTTCCATTTCCTTATACCTCCTTAAGCAACCCTATCCACAATTAGATTTGCATTTTGTACTAAAATTGCTTGAGTGCTTGTGTTTTCTACACTTATCTGGACACAACAGCATTTAGGTACATCAATATAAACACTACTTGCAACATTGCTATATTGATTTACCGCTGCAGGAGTTTCAATCATTGTAGTAGTAGCAATTGGCTCTCCATTTATAGCAATAGCTAATGAAATTGCTTCTGCTGTTCCTCCTGTCGGAACCGCAATGTTTCCACCAAAAGTAACTTTAAACCTTGCGCGGCACTGTTGAGTAATGCCACGCAAAGTAACTAATCCACTACCTTCCCTATGGATTATGGAGTTACTTCCTTTTACTGGCGTTGATGTTAATAAGACATTGTTATTTGCGTTTACAGTTTGAGCTGTATTTGCTGTATATTCTGCCATTTTTATATCCTCCAATATAGTTTCTAGTTATTTTTATTAAGCTAATGTTCCGCAGCAATTACCACAGTTGCAGTATGGATTAGCTGTAATATATGCTGGGACTGGTGATGGTCTTAACTCATTTACTAAGTAAGCATTTTGTGCTGCCTGGCTAGCTGCAAGATTAGCTGAAGTTAATTGAGCTGTAAGTTCAGTAATTTTATCCTGCATTGCATCTACCTTATTTTGCTGTATTGCTTCTAAAATTGCTCTTGTGTTTGAATTTTGAGAATCAATAATATCTCTTGTATTATTAGAAGCATTAGTGTTAATAGCACATGTGTCAGTTGCCATATCGTATCTAACCTGAGCAATAGCTGCTCTATTTTCACAGCAGCAATCTGCTAATTGAGATTGAAGTGCGTTAGTGTTTTGCATATTTGCAACAGTGTTAGCATTAATATCCTGCTGAATAGCATTTGTATTCTGCATTGCCCCTACATTAACACTATTTATTCCAGCTTGTGTTTGATAACCAAGAGAGCAAATAGCATTATCTACTCCTGAAAATCCTGTTGTTAATGTGTTTTGAACCCCTGCAAATCCATTTAACATTCCTGTGTTCATTGCATAAAATCCATCACATAAGCCACTCTGAATACCTCTTACTCCATTTTCAAGCTGACCAAAGTTCATATCCTGACATAAATCAGCTCTAGTAATAGCACCTTCTACAGCACCTGCACCATTGCGGCCATATCCGAAGCCATTTCCACCCCATCCGCAAAATGCGAATAAGAATAAAATGATAATCCACCAAGCACCATTTCCGCCAAAGTTATCATCATTTCTGTCTCCAGTTGCAGCTGCAATATCTGATAAGCTGTATCCTGTTGTTCCATTATTAAACATTTCTGTTTCCTCCTTATAAAATTATTTATTATTTACAATCCAAGAGTTTTCTTGAAATTGTTAAATTCAGTATCAAAATCTATTCCTTTTTCTTTTGCTAAATTGCGAGCAATCTGTTCAATTTCGCCACTTTTATTTCCTTTTGCAAGCTGTAATAAATTTGCGGCGAATGGATTATTTTCTGTTTGTTGTTCCAACATATTTAATACCATTTGCTGAGGATTCCCGCCATTTTTCATTAAAGAAATAATTTGCATCATATTAGTAGGCATTTGCACTTACCTCCTTTTTAGGTTGTTCAACTACTGGTGTTACTTCTTGGGGTGTTGTTTCTGGAATTTTAATAACATTATCTATTTTACTTTCTAGCTGATTTATACGCTCAAGAATAACGTCAATAGGATTTTGCTCTGCCATAGGTTGGCTAGTATCTGGCTTAAAAGTTATGATATTTGTAGTCCCATTATTATTCCAAGATTTGATATAGATTTCACTTAAATCTGCTTTTGGAAAAATCCCATAACTTCCTATAGGTACATCAGTAACCTTTACAATATCCTTACTATCGACAATTTTACCATTTAATGTTTGTGTTTGAGCTTGCTGTGGTTGCATATTTTGATTATAAGGTATATTATAAGAATAATTTGGATTATAATAGTTGGGATTATAATTTGGATAATAATTCATACTTTCTTGCTCCTTTCTTTTAAAAATTTATTTATATCCTTCGTTGTCATTAGTATATAAATTTTTGCTAAAGATGAATTTATTAAAATGTCCTAAATTTTAATTAAAATTTATTGAAATCTTAAATTTGGCATATAATGTAAAAAATAAAAAAGAGATAAGGATTTTATCATATGCGATAAGAATTTAGATGTTTTAAAATATAAGAAAAGAAAATTTGCACAAAAAAATAGGAGAAAGTTATAAACTTTCTCCTAAAAATTTTATTTAAATAGTATTTTTATAGTATTATTACTTATTCGTTCTAATACTAACCAAGTATTAAAATCTTGCTTTTCTGCTAATGTAGCAATACCGCCATCAGCACATTTACAATATTCACCTGCTTTACAGGTTCCGTCATCTCGAATATATAATTGTCCTATGAGACCAACAGCAGACCATTCTTTTCTTTTTGTTCTTGGAATATACTCATCTTTTAAAGCAATATCATATTCATCAGAAATTCTTAAAGTATTATCAATATCTTTAATCATTCTTCCTAATTCATCTTTTTGATATTTACCTGTCCATTCATTAAGAGCATCTGGAGTTCCTAAGATACCATAAGTTTCAGAAGTAATACCTATAATATTATCATTTTTATTTGCTTTATATAATAAATTATTTTTAAACGTTACAAAGTATCCTGTTCTATCTTCATTGTTTATATTATTATCATACCATGGATATATATATTCAGCATAGTCCGTTTTAGTTATAGATGTTGAAGCAGCGTGAATAACCCCATCCTCAGCATTAACATAAAAAGTATCTTTTTCATCAGTAGTAACAGAAACACCGCTCATATAAGACCTTTCATAATGAGTAGATATTTTTCCAGAAATTATTTCACTTGCACCTAAAGTAGTGCTATAATAATGAGATACAAGATTTTCAGTATTAATATCTCCATGTTTTCCACTAACTTTTAAACTTGTATCTATCTTAGTTGTTGTAGGAGTTATTTCCAATATATTAGCAGAATTGTTAGAAGTTCCATTTCCAATAGCAAAAATAGTTGAGTTATTGGCAGAAGGATAACTACCAAGGATTATAGCGCCTTCCCTGTAAGCTATAGCTTGATTACCATGAGCAAATGAGCACGCCCCAAGCGCTTGACTTCTATACCCTCCTACATGAGAATAATTACCACTTGCAGTTACTGCCCGACCTTCAGCATGAGACGCTTCCCCAGAAGCTGTATTTGGAATATAAGTTGAAGGACCTAAATTTGAAGACAGTATTTTCCCTGCTCCTTCTACATGAGCATAATCACCAGATGCTAATCCATACCATCCTTCTGCATGAGAATATTTTCCAGTCGTAGTAGTCTGCCCTCCTTCTGCATGAGAACATTTACCATCTGCTTGCGTAGCACCTCCTTCAGCATGAGCTCCAGTCCCGCTTGCTATGGTTTGTTTAGAACTACTTGTAAAAGTATCTATTATACCTTCAGCATGAGCTCCAATCCCGCTTGCTATACTGCCTATACCCTCAGCATGAGAACTCTCTCCACTCGCAGTAGTCCCAACAATTGCATCATAATGTCCATGTGGTCCCATTCCGGTAATAGTACCTGCACTACCTTCCGCATGAGAATAATCTCCTGAAGCAATAGTAGCCCTTCCCTCTGCATGAGAAGCTCTTCCTTCAGCTTTTAATATATTAGCATAGCCAGTTCCGCTGGCATTTAATATTGATTCTCCTTCTGCATGAGAATGTAGTCCATATGCAGCTGTCCAATATCCCTCTGCATGAGAACCTTCTCCATCTGAAACAGTACGAATACCTTCTGCATGAGATGCGATCCCACTTGTTACAGTCTCCGTTCCTTCAGCGTGAGAATAATCAGTCATTGCAGAGTTATTATATCCTTCAACATGCGTTGCAATCCCACGAGCTTTAGTTGCCCAACCTTCTGCATGAGCATACTTAGCATCTTCAGTAGTACTAGTACCTTGACCTTCTGCATGTGAACTTTCTGCTATTGCATAGGTTCCATTACCAAAAGATGAACTATTTAGCCCTTCGGCATGTGCGGCATCCCCTACTGCAATTGAATTACTACCAGAAGCTAGTGTTTCTGTTCCTATTGAAGCACTATAAACCCCATGTTGCTTAGAGCTGCTACCTCCAAGGTCAATCTTATCATCTTGATATAAACTTCTTTCCGCTTTATCCTCTAAAACAACTTGCACATTTTCATACGTTCCATCATTATATTCTACAATTACATTTTCTGCATTTACGCTAATAGGATATTCAGGAGTTGTAGTAGTTTCATTAATTTTAATTTTAGCTTTTTTAATAGCATCTTTTTCAACTTCTATTTCTTTATAAGTATAAGTAAAAGAACTTACAGGCTGAGAACCCACTCCATTAACTAAAGAATCAACTGCAATAACATATCTTCCACCATCTTTAAAATAATTATTATAATCAAAAGTATAACTTGTATTTGTTAAATTATCTGCTATTAATGTATTATTAATATATAATCTATATATAATTGTATATGAATACTGTATTTGTGGATTCCAAGAAAATGTAATTTGTTTACTTGTTCTATCTAAATTAGAAACTCGAATTCCAGTAATAGGTATTGGCCTATTAATATAAACACAAGGTGCCGAAGTAGCTACTCCTGCGTCATTATTAGCAGCTACAGTAATATTAACCTGTCCTATATAATCTTTTAATGCAGTTTGCTTTAAATCATAAAAATTCTTTTCTGTACTGTAATTGTTTCCTAAAATTTTTACCATATATGAAGTTGCATTCTCAATAGCTCCCCAATGTAATACTTTATTTGTATCTATATACAATCCTGCTGGAGCTGCTGGCGCACGCCATTCGCTTAAAAAGAAAGTAGTCTGATTACTTACAGCAGTTTCAGTAATACCAGGGTCTGTGATAGTTCTTGAAGTCTCAACTATTGCTGTATAAGTATTATTTCCATCTAAATTATATTGTCCGTCATGAGGAAAAAAACTATCTGTATTAGATATTATTTTAGTAAATTTTAATACTGACCCCTTATAAACCTTTAAGAGTTTATTAAAACTATTACTAGCAACTTCATCATCATATACTAGTTTTATATTGCATTGTTGTCGATATGTTTCATTTACTGTAATAGAAAAAGATTGAGGTTTTAAAGAAGGCCTAGTATCTGCTTCATATGTAGATGTAGTAGATTGTTTAGCTGAATCATATATATTAGCTCCAACTCTAATTCTATAGAAAAATTCAAACTTATATTCTCCCGCAGTAATTGCTCCATTAAAAATATTATATAAACTATAAAAAGCACCATTTCGAACATCTATAGTTTTTATTTCTTTTGTAGTTTTATTTTGAATTGTCATTTTGTATTCTAAATGATTTTCTAATAAAAAAACATTTGAAACGGGAGCAAAACCTACATTAAATAAAAAATTATTTCTATAACCTTGTTCTTTAGGGTCCGAAGATGAATCATAAAGATTAAACACAGTTCCATTTACCTGCCCAATAGAAGCGGGAGTTGTAAAAGTAACTTCATCGCTTGTACTATCAGCAACTTCCTCACTATCTTTCATTCCTGTTAATTTTAATTTATATTTTGTATTAGGTTTTATTCCATCTTGAAGTAAATATAAAGGAAGCTTTGAAACTGAACTAGTTATTGCTTTTGTTACAGTATTAACATAAATTCCACTGCTAGTCATAATTTTACATTGAATATGAGAATAATCTTTAGTACTTTCACCATTCCAAGCAACGACCATATAATTTAATTCTTGTCCATGCTCTTCAGAATTTACTGTAACACCTATAATTTTTGACATTTATTTTCTCCTTTCTCTCTTTTAATTTAACAATATATCAACCAAAGTATTATCTGATTGATTATAATTAAATTTTATATAATTTATTTTTATATTATCAAACTCTAAAACTCCAGTAGAGCCAGTCTTAAAAACAACTTCATTACTTTCATTTTTATTTAAAGGCAATGCTATATATACAATTTGGTCTGCTAAAGTTTGTATTCTAAAATGTTTAATATTATAATTTTCTAAATCCGTAAAAATAATATCACCTGCTTTAAAAGGTCCTTGAACCTGGATGAAACCATTATTATCACCGTGTAACATTTTTTATACCTCCTTAATATTTATAATTCATAATAAAAGAGGTTTTTGTATTTTGTTGATTAAAAACAAAACCTATAAAACTAATATTGTAATCATCATAAATTTTATAATAATTACTAGGACCAATTTTAATATCTTCATTATTTAAAACAAAAAAGATATTTTCATCTCCTTCAATAGTAAGTTCTCTAATTGAAGTCATTGTACTATCTCCAAGTACGCTGCCTATTAAATTATTTACTACTCTTATCTCTAAATTATCAATAGATAAAGTATGAGAAACATAATTATTAGACGTTTCAACTTGAAAAATAACTTGATTGCATGCTTTTTCTGGAGAAAAGATAATTTCATATCGCTTTGTATTATTAGTTTTATCTTGAATCCCACTTTCTAAATTTAATTTTCTAAAAACAATATCATCACCAGCCAATTCTCCCTTAGAATTATAACTTAATAATATATTTTTATCTGTATCAGACGGCACTAATTCAAAATAAAGATAATAACATTTACCAACTTCAAATTGTTTACCATTTTCTAATTGAATAATTGTATAATATCCATTATCATCTCTTATGGTATTAATAATTTTATAATCTTCTAAAGCAATAGGCTTAGAATAATAATTATCTATATCTACTAAAGTATCATTATTAGTACCTTGATATAAATGCTGTCCTATTTTATATGTTTTAGCCACTCCTTTTACTCCTTTCTAAATAGTATCCAATGCTCTAGTGCAAGATATAGACATCGTACCTTCCGCCTCTAGAGGGATTGAATAAGATTCTATTATATAATCTCCATATATCTCACTTTTTTTATCTAAAACAGATATGCGAATATTTGGCTCAAGATAATAAATTGGAATACTTTCTATTTCAATACTTTCATTTAAACTTACACATTGATATAATAAATCTCTAGCTGCGTAAAAAGCACTGTTCCAAATAGCACTTGTTTTAGATAATTTTTTATAAATAGATGGAGGAACCAATATATATCTTTGTCCAGTTAATAAATAATCATCAATTTCTTTTTGAATATCTTCTCCCACTGTATAATCTTCATTACATTCAATTAAAACATAATCAGGAATATCAGGTTCAAAAATACAATTAACTTTACTATCAGAATATGATTTAGTTCTTTTTCCAATATTATCTATACTATATTTAGCCACTTCCGTATTACTATCTATAATATCTAAATAATATTTAACATTATACATATTAACATCTGTTTTTGCTACATATTTATTGTTTTCTATAAAATAAAATGCAGGCCATGCTTCTTCTAGTTCTATAAAATAATTATTAGTATCTCCACCAGAACGAGTACCCTCAATCCCGCTTAAATATAAATCATCTCTCCAATTAGGCGGTGTTATAGTATCTACTATTGTAGCATCTTTTAATATAACATAATTTTTAATTTTAGGATTCCATTGATAAAAAATATTAGCTGAAACATCTCTATAAACTAATTCATTCGCTCCTATTTTAGGAAAATTATCATAATTAGAATAATCAATACTAACCAATAATCTATTATTTGTTTTATCATAAACAAAATTATTATATTTATGGTCACTCCAATTTGCAGGAATTGTATCAATAGCTAAATGATAGCGTATTTGAGTAGCAGTTCCATCTGTGCCTTTTGCTTCTCCCCAAACTATAAAATCATTCTTTATATTTTCCCATTTTGGAGAATTAGAATAAGAAATAAATAAATCTGGATTATTAAATATATATGTAGCATTGCTTTTACCTATTTCAGATAAATAAGCATCTTTTTCTAAATTTAATAATTTATTTAAATCTCCCGTTGCTTTTGAAGTATTTAAATAGTTTTGAATTTCTCTAAATACAAAATTTCCATCTATATCATAAAAATATTCAAAATTACCAAGTGTATCTTTTATTTTGTCTAAAATTGAAGTGATAGAATCTCCTGCACTTGCTTTTAATCCATTTTCATCACCTTCTGCAGGATATACTAAATCTTCATATAAACCACCAATATATTCTCCTTCAGAAAAATATAAATTACCTAAACCATTAGTAGAGAAACTATATCCTGCAACGGGCGGCGTTGGTGCATCTTCTATTTTTTCAACAGTATCACCTAAATAATAAATACCATTGTGGCTATCATTTTGAGCAAAATAAATTCCTTGTTTTTTCTCTTGTGTTGTATTATTATTATCTTTACCCGTTGTTGGAGTATTGATTGCTGCTTTTTTTTCTTCCCACATCATTCCCATAATTGCAGTTTTAGGAACTCCATCAATAATAATTTTACTTAATTGCTCTCCACCCCAATGATTTACCAATTCAGTAATTAATTGATATATTGTTATTTGTTCTGTTACAATTGCTCCATTTTCATCAAGAGTATCAAAAGTATCTAAATATACAGATGCGGGGAATGTACCTCCACAATCGCCATTTAATAAACACATTTTATCCTGTAAATTCATTGATATTGTTAAACCAGCTTCACTATTAGAAAAAGATGGAGACTGCATTACATAAATACCTTGCGGAAACCATATATAATCATAATCAGCATATTGTGGATATTCTTTCTTTAATGTATTTTTAATACCTATTTGTAAAGAAACCTTTCTATTGATAACAAATAATTGTTTTAAATCCATGCTATTATAATCTACAATATCCGCAATAAATTCTAAACTAGCTGTTCTTCTTACGGTAGAGCTACCATCAATACTAATGCTACCGGAAGTAACTCTACCAGTTACTTCCGCAATAGCTCTTTCTTCTTTTGTTAAAACTATAATTTTTATAATCTTTGTTTTTATTTTTTCTAAATCCAACTGATGTAAAAACAAAGAATCAGATAAGTAAGAAAAATTATTTATCATTTTTTGCATACTCTCCTTTCTCTGTTTCATAAGTATAATTAATATAAGCATTAATAGGTACTTTTGCAATTTGACTTTCTTTATCATAAGAATAAAATTTATCATTCAAATATATATAATTTTCATATTCTGTATCTGTTGTCATAATAAAATCTTGATAGTCTGTTTCTTTTTCAAGACCTTTTTTATCTAATAATGCTAAATTTTCTTTAGAAATACTATTTTTTATATCTTCTATGCTATCAAAATTACTTCCTATTAAATATTTAGTTGAAATTCTATAAATACCATATTCAACAGGTTGAGATATTTCTGATAAAAAGTTATAAATATTTTCATCTTCATGGACTTTATTACTTGGAAGATATAATCCTCCAAAATAAGCATCTAAAATAACATATTGGTCATCATAAAAATCAAGTTTATTATTATTCCAAACAATGTGCTTATAATAATTATTGTTGTCTGCGGAATCTTTAACATATAAAACTGTACCAGCTTCTGCTTCTATTCCTAATCTATCAATAGATAATAACTTAATATAAAATTTTTTTGAACTAACTTGGTATTTATTTCTTAAAATAGGTAATATATGCTCATTATATCTAAATGTTCTTCTTTCTTGCCCTATGCCTTTATAAGCAAAAATATTATTAATAATTTGATTATTATTAATATTCTTCTCCATTGTAACAATATAATCAATTACAACTTTTGGTGTTTCATTATATAATTGATTAATTTTAGGAAAATATAATGAAGTAACTGGAGTATTAAAATCTGCTATTTCATAATAAGGAATATCTTTTGATACAAAAATATCTTTGTTATTAATGTTAATAATATATCCTTTACCTACTTCTTTTGGATTAGCAAAATCTGTGCTTATAGAAGATAATTGCCCATTTTCTGAAATATAAATAGTTTGAGCATCTGTTTCATTTACAAATCTAATTTTTAGCCAATTAAAATTTTTAAAAGTATTAATTGTATCTGATGCTCCTTCATAAGCATGTTTATTATTTACTTCTTCTATTATTTCAGTTGTTCCTGTAAAAGTTCCCGTAATTTGTCCTACAAAATCTTCTGTAACAACATTTTGTGTAGTATCTCCTATATATTGTATTCCATATTTATCAATATTAGCGAGAGAATAATCAGAAACTTCTGTTACAGTGGCAGATAGATTATATACTAATCTACCCAATTGCTCTTCTGGAGTAATAGAAATTTCAGTAAATTTAACTAACATATTTCCTTCAGGGGTTGAACGAAATAATTTTATATTATCTTCGTGTAAAAAATCTAATACTTTTTCTCTAAAATCTCTTTCATAAATATAATTATTTTGAGAAGTTATATGTTTAATATTATTAAAATTATCATATTCTTTTACTATATTAGAAGAAAAATACATATTATCTTTTGTTGTAAATAAATTTTCATTTGTAAAAGTATTATGGCCCTCTTCATCTATAGTTACTAGTTCATATTCATCACTAAAAAAAGATATTAAACTATTTAGAGTAAAACTTTTATAATTTACAACTCCATTCTTTGTAATGAAAGGATACTTTGAACCAAGAGTAGAGGTAACTGACTCCATTACATTTCTTGTAAGAGAATCAATAGAAGAATTATATTTCAAACATAATATCTTCCCATCTCTAACTATATAAATATCATCCAAATAATTAATTGCGGAAATAGGGCTATCATTTTCATCTAACTCTTTTAATAAAACTCCCCTTCTGCCTAAATTATCAAATCTTTGAACTCCATATCTATAAAAAACTCCGCTCTTCGTTGTATAATCATACCAAGTATAATCTAAAGGAACTCCGTCTGATATATATACTCTATGTACATCTTCCCATACTGTATAATTACTTTCACTAGAAGTTCTTCTAAAATTTATAACGCCAATAAATCCCGATATATTATCTTCTTTATGTTTTACATTAATTTTTATACGTCCTAAATCATCCTGAGCTTCAGTTGAAAGAATTGCGTTAAGCGGGTTCCCGCCGCTTGTAATTATCTTTATATAAAAATCTTTTGATTCTTTATATTTAGTTATAGTAGTATAGTCAAACCTAATTCTATAATCCATATCTTCACTAAATTGATAATTAAACGTATATTTAAAAACATTAGGAGTATATTCATTAGCATAAAGAATACCAGAATCACTAATTAAAGTTTCTTCCTTATCATCAATATAAGCTCTTATACGGTAAGACTCTAATTTTTCTTGTTCTTGGTCATCCCTAAAAAGCAATTGACCATTTAAATCAGTTAAATTTGAAACATAAAAAGTGCTTGATAAAGCACCAGTTAAAGATTCTTGATTTAATTCTGATATATAAATACTAGGTTGTGAAATGGGTCTTAATAAACAAACAGTTGACCATTCCGAAAAGTTATTTATTTGTTCATTAAACCAATCAATAGTTCCAATATTTTTTGCACTTGTTGCTTCGCCCTTCTTAGTAAAACGAATTTGAGCTTTCATATATTGGTTTATTGTAAATTTTTTTAAATCTTTATTATCAAGACTAATAAAGTCTTCTTCAGTTAATGTAATATAATATTTATTATTACCACTAACAGTTTCATCAATCCCAAATTTATCTTTATCTTTGCTAGTAAATACTTTTATGCCATTAGTTGCTTTTAATAAAGATTGATTAGTATATTGATTTCTAACTGTAACTTGAATACAATCTGAAATTTGTTCATAACTATTATAGGCAGAAATGCCAAAATATATTCTAATAGTCGCTCTTTGTTTCTCTTCATTAAATTTATCATTTATAATAGGGAAAGCAGGCATATAAGTATCTACTATTGGCGGATAAATATCTATTTTAAAAGCCATATTATTTTCTCCTTTTTCTCTTTTAATTTTTATTATTCTGTTGGAGGAGTATTAGGCAATGCTCTTAAGTCCTGCATTAATTTACCAATATAAGAATTACCATGTTCATCTCGATAATTTTTATATCTTCTCTCTATTCCCTCCAAACTGTAATCATCAATCCATTTTTTTTCATAGCAAAAATAATGATGTTTTTCTGTTATCCACGTTTTTATATCATTTTTATCTGAATCAATTAACAAATCTACTTTGCTAGCAATAATTGTTAAATACTCACAGATATGTTTTTGCTCTGCCGCTAAATCTTCTATTTTTTTATCTTCTTTTTTAATTTTTGCGTATACATTTTCTCTTTCTTTATCTTCATTAAAACCCTTCTTAAAAAGCTGTCTTAATTTTGTTACAGCCCATTCTACAAAAGTAACAACCTCTTTAATGGCAATAGCTAACATAACAACAAACATAAGTATTTCTGCTATAGAATATGTTGTTAATAGTTCTAACATAATATCCTCCTTCGACTTTTCGCTATTTTATATAAAACTCTATTAGTTAAAATAAAACAATTTAGTCCAAGCAATAAAAAAATAGGGATAGTCTTGAACTATCCCTATTATGTTTTTTATTTTTGTTTACCAATAATTCCTTCAATAGTAGTGATAACAAACTTTTCTATATCACCATAGTTATTTTGAATTGCGGAAGTCACTTTATCATTCATTAGATTCAAGGCTTGATTTTTAGCTTTTTCTAATGCTTTCTTTTGAGCCTCTAAAGTAAAGTCGCCATTCTTTTTTAAATCATCAACATATGTCTGTTGAACTGAATTAACTGCTGTAGCAATAATATCTGCTGCTTTCTTTAATTGTTCATTATCAACTTTTTCATCTACATATTTTTTTGCAAAATATGTTAATACTGAAATAGCAACAGGTATAACAATAGATATAATTGTTTGTAAAATCATTAAAAATACTTCCATATTTACCTCCTTAATCAAGAAAACAATTAGGCTCTGTAGAGCCTAAAATAAATTTAGCTTCATTTATATCTCCATTTGTGATTAAAACATAAACACCAACACCGGGTTTATATTTTTTATCTGTACTACTATAAGCAACAATAGAAGAATCTTGATAGGTAACCTTATATTGATTACCTTCAATATTTTCTTCTATTATTCCATATATAGTTGTGTTAAAATTGCTTGTTTCTAATCTTCTATTAATTAAAATATCAATAGCATTTAGAATTGCCTCATTAATTTCTCTTTCTCTTTTCATAATATATTCTCCTTTTTTCTCTATGATTAAAATAAAAGTTAATATAATAATATTAATTTATCTTAACCAGCGGAGGCGGGGTTGCCGCCATCCGCTATCTTCTTTTAGTAGAATATGCTTTTTGAGTTGCCATATTTTCTAATGAATTAAATGCTTTTTCAATTTCTTGTGCATTTGATACGCTAGGGAAGTCCGCATTTATAGTAACATTTTGGTCTATAGTTACTTCATCATTTGAAATGCCTTGTTTCATAGATAATTGATTTTGAAGAGTAAAATCTTTTTTGATACTTTGCATATTACTATATAAAGTATCTATAATTTGTTGAGCAATTAAAGAAGATAAATCTAAACTTTGAGTATTTATTTCTCTAACACTATCAACAATTTTTAACATATTTGCAGTATCTTCTTTATTAAGAACTAATTCTTTTTCATGTAACATAGCAATTTTGCCATCTGAAGAACTCCAATTTCCGGTATAACCACCAGTGTCATATCCCTCAAACCATTTTTCTATATCTGAATATGATAACCAACGTGTCATGTTATTATAAGGATTTACAATTTTTGCTATTTGAGGCTTATTTTTAGGTTGAGCAATTTGCATAACTACCCAATCTACTTCAGAAGTTCTTAAATATGTTCCAGTAGGATTACCTTTTTTATCATATTCAGGAACACCTGCAGGATTAGGTCCTTCGCCTTTACCTTGAATATAATCACCAGCATCAACACGACCATTTTTTTGTTTTGATAATGATTTTTGAGATGCATCAATTGCAGCCTTATATTCAGAAGCTGAAGCTTTCTTTCCATTAACTGATAAAGTGTAACTATTCTTATAATGAGTTGTAACTGTAACTTTTTTACCTTTTAACTTGTTAATAGCAGTTTGTAAGTTTCCAACTTTTCCAGTTGCAGTACTCAATGAAGTACCTAACGCATCAATAGGAGCTTTAACTTCATTTAAACTTTCTTTTAATTTTTTGATTTTATCATTATTGTTAATTGTTTTTCTATAAGCATCATATTTTTCTACCGCTTTATCCCACTCTTTCTTAACTCCTTCTACTTTTTTCTGATGAGTAGTTAATATAGTATTCATTGCAGGTATTTGAACACCAATTTCTGTTGTTAATTTACCAAAGCCATCTTTATAATTTGACATTGCAGTATTACAATTTTTCCAAACATCTTTTATTACAGCTTCCATTTCTTTAGAATTTTTATTAATTCCTGAATAATAATTAGTAAATGCAGTACCTAATTTTGGTAAACTGTCTTTTATCCAACGCTGTTTTTCATCATCAGATAATTTTTGCCAAATCTTATCAGTTTTTTTAGTTTGGACCATTGCAATTGTATATGCAGCTTCTGCATAATCATTTTGAGATTGTAAAAGGTCATCATAAGCTGCATCATATTCCATTTTCCATTCTGTATAGTAATCACCAACATGTTCTTGCATCCATGATTCTATTTGCTCTTGAGTTAAACTATCTACATTTTCAAGACCTTCTTTTTCCGCTTTAGCTTTTAAGTCGCCACTTAACTGTTTAATTAAATTCATAGACTTTTCTATATTAGCTTGATTTTGGTCTTTAGTTAATTTATACACATCACTATTAGCATCATTTAATTCTTTTTGTGCTTTTAAAACATCGTTTGAATTTGATGCATATTGGTAAGTATAATTACCTTGAGAATTTCTTCTTAATCTTAAGGATGTTTTTTTATCTTGAGCCTCTTGTAGAGCAATTTGTTTCTTTAAAACATTATATTTTGCTTTAGCTAATTTAAAATCATATTCACTTAAATATGCTTGATTTTTTAATTGTTTTTCTTGTTCATCTCTAAATTGTGTTAATTTTTCTTTTATTGCGTCAGAAGATGCTTCATCAATATCCATATCAATAGATAAAGTAAAATCTTTTAAATTAAGGTCTTTTTCAATATTGTCATACCAATTATTAATATAATCTTTATCTAAAGACCAAAGTTTATCCATCCAATCAAAACCTTTTCCATCAGTCATTTCATTCTCAAAATCTTGAAAAGCTGCTTCAATAGAGTATTTAAAAGCGTCTTGATATGCTTTTAATGAATTTAATGAGGCCTGTTGAGCATTGCTTTGTGCTGTTTCAGAATTTTTAATTGCCTCATCTCTTAAACCTTCTAATTCTTCAATGCTATTTTTAGTTGTCTGTAACTCTTGTTTCGCTTGTTTTTTAGCCTTTTTAGTTTTAGCATTTCTAACTTTTTCTTCTTGTTTTGTTCTAATTTTTTCTTCTTCATCAATTTGTTTTTGATAATCGTTTCTAATTTGGTCCCATTTATCTCTTTCTCCATAATAGTATTTAGTTGATTCTGCATACTCATTCCCTAATTGAGTTGATAATTGGGCCTGCTCAGTTTTATTGCTACTATGTATTAAATTTAATAAATCTGCATAATATTTAGTTTCTTCTGTGATATTCTTTAATTTATTTTGTACATCATTAAAATCTTCTTTTAATGAAGACATCCACTCTTTCATAGTACTATAATATTCTTTAATAGCCTCTTGTATAGATTTTGCTGATTCCATTGCTTTCTGTGTATAATTTTTATATGCATCCATAGCTGCTTGAGAATCAGTTCCATACGTTTTATCCGTTCCGCCTTTAAGAATTTTATTATAAGCCTTTTGGGCCTTTTGAGCTTCATTAATATAAGTCTGAACTTCGCCTGATTTACTATAACTTATTCCTTTAGCAATATTAGTTTGTAATTTTGTAAAGTAATCTGAATCAGATGCCATTGCTTCCCTAAATTCTTGAAGATTTCTAATTGCTTCTCCAGCATCTACCTTAACAGTAACTTCAGCCTCAATAGCTTTAACATTGTTTTCAACTTTTTGATAAATTAATTCTTGTTGTTTAGCTAAATTATCTCCGGCTTCCTGTAGTGCTTCATTATATTTACTGTAAGCATCTTCATAATCTTCAAAATCTTGCTTGGCTTTTTCATAAGTCGTTTCCTTACCTGCGGCAGCTGCCTTATTAACTTTAGCCTTTAATTTTTCCCATACTTGCTGATGGTTGGATACCGTTCCATCTTCTCCAAAGCTGGCACCATAATGAACTAATTTGCTGCCTTGTCTATTAACATCTTTTTGAATTAATTTATCTTTTTGTTTATATAATTTTAACTGAGAATCAAGTATTTTATTTTCTTCTTTAATGCCTTGTATTTTAGTTAAGCCATATGTATGCTCTACTAAAGTATTTATTCTATCATAATATTTTTCTTGAATTTCTAATTGATTATTAATATTTTCTAATAAATCAAATTCATCTGTTAATTTATCTAAATCTTTATCATCATCTTTATCTTTTGGAGAATATCCTTTACCTTTTGCTGCATTATTTAATCCATATTCAGCTCCTGCTTTTTGAGCAGTTAAAGAAACAATATCAGCATTTCCTGAATTAATTGCATTGTCTATAGCTTTAATGTTCTTTTCAAGAGTTGCAGCTAATTGTTGTGATTGTTCTGTATTATCTAAATATTTTGTAACTTTATCTTTATTAATTTTTTTGCCCGACTGAGTTGTTGTAGGTTCTGTCCCTGAATAACCCTCTGTATCCTTTAAACCAGTTTTAATACTAGAAGTATCACCTTTTAATGCAGCTTGCCAATTTTGAGCAATAGTATCAGCCATGTTTGCACTAACACGGACTTTTGCCTCTGCTAAATTCTTATAATTTTCATAAGATTGTTTATTAACATCATTTTCAGAAGTTGTTACCGATAATGCATTTTCTATTTCTGTATCTGTCGCTTCTTTATTAAGACTAGAATTATATTCTTCAATAGTTTCTTTTAATTTGCTCTTTGCTTTTTCTCTTGCCTCTTCTGAAACATTTGCTTCATTTACAATAGCAAGCATTTTCGCATAGTAATCTCTTTTATTTTTTAATTTTATTTGATTAGCTTGAATGTCAGCAATAGCTTCATCAATTGTTGCATTAGCTTGCGCTTTTGCAGCAGCCATTGCAGAAGCAGTAGCCTCTTTATTTAACTTAATTGTTCCATCTTTTAAATAAGTGACATTATCTAAAATTCCCGGAAAAGCTTCACCTAATCCTTTTATATCTTCTTGAGCTACTATGAATTTTTCGCCAATCTTAGATGCTTGGTCTGTTATGTTTGATAATGTTTTAGATGCAGTTTCAAATTCATCATCCATTTGAGATTTTATCTCAACAATAACACTATAATCTTGCTCAGTAATTTTATCCATCTGGTCATAAAAATCATCTGAATCTAAATCAACTTTAACGTCATCTAATAAATTACTTACATCTCTTTCCATGCTAGATAATTTAATTTCGTCCATTTTATCTTGAACATTTTCAAGAGATTCAAGCCATTCTTGAGTGCCCGTTAATTGAGTATTCATAATAGTGTCAACATCTGCAGCAATATCTGGGTATAAAGTTCTAAGTTGGTCAGCACTATCGTGTAAGGCTTTATAATCATCATTATCTCCAATATTTGCAGAAGTTACATCACCTGATAAAACACCAGATGCTAAAGATGATGAATTATCTGCAAGTTGTTTAGCACTTTCAGTAAAGTTATGTTGAAATTCAACAATATTATTTTCAACTTCATCAAGAATTGCTTTAGTCATTTCATCAACTGTATCATCGCCATGTTCATTAATAAATTCTTGACTTCCCCAAATACTATCTATATTATCAATACCAACTTTACCTAAACCAGTTTTAGATAAATTTTCAATAACTTCTTGTTTATTATTTTCATAATCTTTTTCATTGAAGAATTTAGCATCTGTATCAAAATTAACTTTTGCAGCACTATCATATACATCTTGTATTGCACGAATTTCATCTTCATCAAAATGAGTACGTTCATAATTATTAGCTGATATTTTATTCTTTAATTCTGGTGGTAATTTACTAGCATCTATTTGATTTTTATAACCCATAGCTTCTTGAAAAGAATTTAAATCAAAAGCTTGACCTGTCTTTCTATCAACAAATTGAGATTTTTTTGAATCATAATCATAACCATAATTAGTCATACTCTCTTTAAGGTCATCTAATTCTCCATTATCACTTCCATACATGTCAGGCATATAATCAAATAAAAGCAATGGATTTATTTTACCTGATTCATCAAAAAGAGATAATTTTTTGGTAAAAGCTCCACCTCCTGCTTTTACTGTTAAATTTTTATAACTTTGTTTACTACCTTTTGATTTAGATGCAATATCCTTTATATTATCAACTCCATAAGCGGAAGTTAATGCATTATCAAACATTACTCCTCGACCTATTTTTGCTTGATATTTTTCTTCATAAGCAATATTTTGAGCATTTCCAGAAGCAGATAAATTATTTTTATACAATTCTTCTGCAGCTTCTTGGTCTGTTGCTCCTTTATGAGCTTTCTTATAATTTTTAATTGATTTTTGAACATCTTCATCTTCACTATTTTGAATTTTAGTAATAGTCTTTTTTCTCTGCTTTTCATAATCAGAATCAGAAGTAGAATCAGGCATTTCTCCAATAATTAATTTAGTTTGAGCATTTACTAATGCCTCTAATTGGTTAGTATATTCGCCTATTTTTTCGCCTATCTTTGCAAACATTCCAATAGCATCTTTATATTCATCCGAATCAGTTCTTCCATTTTCTTGAGCGTTATGAATAGATTGATTTAATTGATAATAATATTTTAATATATCATCTATACTATTTAAATCAGAAAAGTTTACGTCTACACTACCTAATTTGATTTGTTTATCAAAATCATCTTCATCTTGAATTTCAGTTACTGTATTTTCTGCAGCAGCGTCTACCCCTGTTTGTAAAGTAGGTAAAGATTCTTTTATCTTTTTAGTTCTTAATTTTTCTACTTCTTTATTAAATAAAGCATAATTATCAACTAACCCTAATAAATATTCTCCTTCAGTTCCAAAACTTTTTGCTAATTCACGAGATTTCTCTCTTAAACTATCAACACCTTCTCCAGTCTTTTTATAAGTATTATAAGCCTCTTCATATGATGTATTTAATTCATTGATTTTATCTATTTCTTCTTGTTTTGTATTTGCTAATTCAATACTTGCTTCATTATTTTCTTTAATCTTTTCTTTTGCTTCTTCATTTGATTTATTAACTATAGCAAGAATAGCTATTAAACCTGCTAAAGCAGCTACAAAAATAACAATTGGATTAGACCACATTGAGGCATTTAATGCCTCTTGTGCTACTGCAGCTTTTTCTGTTGCTACTGTTTCGCCTTCTGTTGCTACCGCACTTGCAATAGTTGCAACTGTTTTTTTATTTTTAATACCTATACTTGCTATATCTATATCATTAATAGCTTTAAGAGCAGAATACATCATAGGAAGAACAAATCCTAATTGAGTTATAATTTGTAATGCTTTTTCTGGACCTGATATATCTTTATTGTAAATAGTATCTAATATACTATTAACACTTCCTAATGTCATTGCTAAACTAGATACTGCACTTATTGTACCTTGAATATTATCAGCTTTAGTTTGATTTTTTAATTTATTCCCAGTTGATTGATTAAAGCTACTTTGCTCTATATTTGCTTCTGTTTCTTTATTCTTTTTCTCTGTTAATGTTTTAATATATTTTTCTAAAGCACTTTGTTGTTCTTGCTTTAGTTTTAACATCTGTTTTTCAGTATAAATAGTATTTTTAGCAAAACCTGCCTCTTTTTGTAAATCAGCTAAATTTACTTTTTCTTTTGATATTTTTCCATTTTGTACATCTACTAATTTTTGAGCTGCATCAACCTGTTTTTGCATTTTTTTAGTAACATCTTGAATTACCCCAAATAAATTTTCTTCTGTTGAATTTTCTGCCTCTTGAATTCTAGTGAACATTAATGAAGTATCTGTTAATTGTCCTTCTTTTTCATTACCATGAAATGCATTTCCATTATTAGTAAATAAAGCTTTTGCTTTTTCTCTCGCAATAGGTAATTCAGCTTCTAATATAGCTTTTTCTTTTTCTAAATTTCCTATACGTTCTTGTTGAACAGTTAAAGCATTATATTCTTCTTCCGTTAATGATTTTCGAATTTTATCTATCTTTTGAGCTGCCTCTGCTTCAGCTTCATATTTCTTTATATTGCCTGCTTGTTCATTTGTTAATCTTGTTCTTTCGTTTTTGCCTTCTTCATTAACTTGAGTTCCATAAAAAGAATTATTACGTCTATCTAATTTAATATTAGATACATTTTTAAGATTTTGTCCTTCTTTATAAGCATCTGCTTTACTTGCAACAATTGCTGCATTTTCATTCTTTATATTTTTATTTTCAAAATATTTTAATAATCCTTTACTTATCTGATTTTTAAATAAATTAGCTATAATAGTCATATAGCCAATCATAGATTCAAAACCGCCGCCCATTCCATTTGTGAACTGAGTAACAACAGTCATTAGTTCTGTTAATCCATCAACTAAATTATTAACTTCTTGACCATCACCAATTAAAGCACTATAAAAAGCTTCAGTTTGAGTTGAAAGTTGTTGCTGTTTAGCAACCATACTCTTCATATAAGTATCTTGTTGAACTTGTAATGTACCTATAGAATCTTTAGAAACATCTAATTCTTTATTATATTGACTCCAGTTTTCAAAAAGAGCAAATAAATTATTGTACTGTCTCTTACCAGCCATAGCAATTGCAGCAGCCTGTTTCTGTTCTCTAGACCATCCTTGCCATTTTTGACCAACCTCTTCAATTACGTCTCCCATATCACGCATTGAACCAGTTTCATCTAAGATATTAACACCCATAGATTGCATTTGAGAAGTAATATCCCCAAGAGATACTCCAAATTCATCTGTACCGTCTGCCTCTAAATCACCCATACGAGCGTAAATTGTCTTTAAAGCAGTACCTACTGTTTCAGGTGCTTGTCTAGTAGTAGAAATAATCGTTGAAATTTGTGCAGCTAAACTATCAACATTTACACCCATTGCATCCGCTGAAGATGCTACTTTAGACATAGCTGTTGATAATTCTTCCAAGTCAGATGCGGAAGATGCAGCTACTGCCGCTAATTTATCTACATATTTTTCAGTATCCTGTGCTTGTACTTTATAACCATTCCATACAGCAGTTAATTCTTCTGATACAGCAGAAGTTGACTGTCCTGTAACATTAGCAGTTTTTAAAGTCGTTTCAGTTCTAGCTTTTGTTTCAGTATCATTTAAACCCTGTTGATAATAAATTAAAGACGCTTCAGTGTAATCTCTTGTACTTTTACCTAAGCCTTTCGCAGCATTATTAGCCTCTTTAGCAAAAATTTGCATATCTTGTGAAGATTTATTTGTTACAATCTGAATATCATTTAATGATTTGTCTAATTTTTGTACGTAAGTAAAAGCTTCTCTTACAGATTGAGTTATTTTATTAAAAACCCCAGATGCAATACCCCATTTAACAGTGTTTGTCATAGTTGTCGCCATCTGGTCTAATAAACTATTACTTTCTTTTATTTGAATTTTAGTATTTAGAATACTACTACCTAATGTTGCAAAACTATTTTGACCTACTGACCCCGCAGAATAAAGTCCAGTTCTTAATTGCTGCATAGAAATGCCTGCTTGATTTAATCCTTGAGTAAATTTACCAATATTAATTTGTCCAAAATCATAATTAAAAGATTCTCTTAATATTGTCCCTACTTGTTGAGCCATAGCGCCAGCTTCTTTTAATTGCTTAGTAGCTCCAGGCATTTGACTTAATGCAGTAACTTTATCAAAACTTTCATTTAATTGAGTAAAACCAGTTTTATCTATATTAAAACCGATAGTAAAATCAATTCTATTACTACCTGCCATAATCCTTTTCCTCCTTATTTTCCGTTCATATTTATATGTAAAAAAATATAACCCTTACTATCATTGTATGATAATAAGGGTTATAATATTAATTTATTTTGTCCGTTCTATTCTGTAATGTCTCTTCCACCATTTGCCGCTTTAGCAAATTCAATTACATTATTATAATCTTCTGGCTTAAAATCTTTTAAAGATTGTAATAAATTTTGCATTTCTTCTTGCTTAGGTAATTTTTTACTTATCTGTTCAATAGCATTTGCAATACCATAAGATACACTTTTTCTTTCACTTACATATTCTTCTTTATTTGATACTAATGAAGAATATAATGTCGCATATTCATCATCAGGAATCGCATCAATAATCATATCTAACAAACCGCTAGTTTTGAATTTATCATACAAGTCTGATAATTCCATATCTTGTTCTTCTTTTGAAAAAACAATATTAGTATATGCAATAGCTAAATTAATATTAAAGAACATATCTAACTTATATTCATTAATAATAACAGTATCATCTATACTTTGTAATAAAGTTGTGTTTAATAAGTTATATTTTTCAATAGATGGAAGATATTTTAATACTTTTATTTCTTTATCTTTAAAAGTAATAACTGTATATTTATCAGCACCTTCCTGTTTAAAATCTAAATCTGAATAATTTATAAATGTTTCTGACATTCCTTTTATCTCCTTTTATATTTCTTAATTCTAGTATATCATAAAATTTTTTAATTGTCAAGAAAGTTCCCAATCTGCAAGAATCTTTTTTAAGTTTTCATCTAAAGCCTCTTGCACTGTATCTTCTAATTCTTTTCTTATATGATTTCTTAATCCTCTGTTTTGTGTAGCAAATTTACCAGTTGTCATTCTTTCTCTCGCAATCATTTCTAACATTTGTTTTCCATTCATGCTTTTTCCTTCTGTTAGCACTTTATCTACTAAATCTTTAACTCCCGGAAGACCAAATAAATCAGCACTATTTGATTTTGAAGCATAAGCTGAACCATTATCTAATTCTATATCACTACCATATAAACCTAAAGATTGGTCAACTGTTCCAACGCCATCTATCATAAATTGTTTAATTCTAGATTCTTCAGCTGTTGCAGTTAAAGCTGCTCTTTTAAAATAAAAAACTTGATAACCTTCTGCAATATCTCCTAAATTACTTACTGACATATAATCATATTTTTGATTTTCTTTCCAAAATACAAGATAAGGAGGCTTCTTATTATCTTTTACTTCTTTTGACCGATTAAAACGGCGTATAACTTCTTTATATGTATCATTTAATTTAGCTAACTCATTTTCATTTAAATTACTATTTAATGTTTTTAAAGAATCTTTTTGAGAAACTTTTTTCAAAGTCATTCTTAATGTATTGTTTTTAATGTTATAAACTAATGAAACCCATTTATTAATTTTTTGACTTGTACTCAAATCTAATTGATAAATAATTGGTTTATTATCTTTTTCAAATAAATAAGTTATTTTTTCTGACCAACCTTGCATTTCTAATACTGCTTGTTGGAATCTTATAACTTTCACTCTCAAATCATATAAAACATCTCTTTTACTATCTGCTTTAATTTTATCAGTTATAGTCTTTTTTTGTTCTTGTAATGATGAAATAATATTATCAACTTCAATTTCATTATCTGTATAAGATAATCTTTTCAAAGCCTTTTCTCTTTCTTGAATTTGATTATTAATACCTGTTTTTCCTATAATTTGCCCACGCATCTTTTCTATGCCTTTGTAAACATAGCCACTCATAATTGAATTTACATCTTCCGCAGTTTTTATAACTTTTTGTCTTAACTGCTCTAAATCTGAACCATTTTTCTTTATTATCTCTAAACTTCGTTCTATAGTCTCTTGTATCTGTTCTTCTATAGTTTTTTCATCAACTTTAACTTCTCCAACTTGAACATTAGCTTTTGCCATATTTAATTCCTCCTTTCCCCAGAAATAAAAAAATGAGGAGAGTTACCTCTCCTCATTAATTACTTTATTAAAATTGATTTTTCATCAATATTAATATCATCTAATCCATCATTAACAGTATCAGATTTTAATGAATCAGTTTTTACTTCATTTTTTTTGTCTGTACTGCTTGTGCTAGGGTGTTACGCTGTCTTCAAATTCAGCTTTTTCATCATCAACAACTTTTTCACCTTCACCATGACTCATTACCTGTTGTCTGCTTGTTGAAGCAGCATTTCTATCAATAATCTGCATTACACATAATACCTTTTTCTTTCTATTGAAATAAGTATAACCTGGCATAGCATCCATTGTGAATGTAAATGTTGATGGGTCTCCAGTTGGAGCCATTGTAAATGTAAAGTTAGACTGAATCTTAACATTAGGGAATGTTAATTCAGCTGGCATATCTTTACCATTCTTTTGCTTTCTAAATAATGTACTAGCTTCTACATAGTAGTATCCTGCAAAGTTTTCTGCGTCAATTACTAATTCTGAAACTGTTTCACCTTTCTGTAATACATAATAATCTACAATTACAGTAGTTCCCTCAGCAGGAATATCATCTCCAGTGATTGTAACACTATTCTTTGTAGCTGTTGCTGTATAAGACTTGCCTGTAACTTCTCTACCTTCTTCTTCTAATACGAAAATAGGAGCAGTTGTACAAATTTCATCACCAGCTTCTAATGCATCTGCTAAATTAATAAGACCACTTGCACCAACTGTTGTTTCAGTTGAAGTATGAACATGAACCTTTTCAGCACCATCTCCTGCAGTACCGCCAAATAAACCAGCACCTGATAACATTGCAAAACTTATTGGAGATAAAAGAGCATCTTCAACAGTAAATGTTAAAGTTTTTTCACCTTCCCAAGCAATTAAGTTTGTATTACCTTTACCACCCTGAGCATATACTGTTGTAGCAGCTTCTTCCATTGTAGAAGTTTTAGCTGAATCAATATATAATACAGGTTGTCCTGGCTTAAAAACGTACTTAGAATTAGCATCACCTAATCTAATAGTTGATTTAGCTTTAAATACAACATCACATATTTCTCTTACACCAAATCTCATGTATAGTTTCCTCCTTAATTTTTTGTCTTATCTTTTATATATCATCATGAATATCATCCATCCAATACTTACCATCTTGTAAATCTTTTGCTCCTGCTAATCGAGCTTTAAAAGTATAATCAAAATTTTGTTTTAATAAAAATCTTTCATATTCATCTCTAATTTGATAAATGGTATACTCTAATAAAGTATTTATATCCTTATGCTCTCCAACAGCTAAAATAGAAACATATTTACTTAAAATATTTACTTTAACCCGTTCTCCTTTTGCTTCAGCCGCCCTTTGACGACCTTTTTTAAGTTTTTCTGCAATTCTTCGAGCTTGCTCATTTGCAGGATTAAATTCTTGACCTTCTTCTTGTTGAAAAGTTAAACAAAATATTATATTTAATATTTCTTTAAAATCTTCAAAATTATCTTCATTAATAGAACCTACTAATTGTTCTTCTTGGAAAAAGTCAATTGAGTTTGTTTGAATAGTATATTCATATCTTGGAAATAATAGCATAAAAATCATATTAATACTCTCTTTACTTACCTGTATTTCATGGTTTTTATCATTGCTATCATTTTCATTCATTATTGACATTATTATTTCAAAATTTGTTTTATTTCCTAAAAGAATTTTGTCCTGCTCTAACAAAATATCTTTAGAAAATTTTAATAATTCACACCCCATATAGAAGTTTTCTTCTCCTATAAAAGCAATTTCTTTTAAAGAAGGCTGATGAATAACTATACCGGCTTGAATAAAAGGAATATCATTTCCAGATATTAATAATAATTCATCCATAACTATTCATCATTTTCTATTTTATCATCAGTACCATGAATAGCTTCATATACTAATGTATAGCCGGATAATTGTTCATTTAATATAAGCTCATTTGCAGTTAAAAATTGTAATGTTCCTATACCTGATAATTTAGAATTATTTAAAATTCCATCTATATATCCTGCTATTTTTAAAGGTCTTAATCTATAATCACCTAAATCCCAATAGTCAGTATGACATATAATATCAAAATGAACAAAACAATCTCTAAATTGTGGATTGTTTGCATTTGGTGTAAAATTATCAAATGAAATAATAATATATGCTTTTATTTCTTCATTCTCTGGAAATTTAATTTTTGGAATATTTCTGATATATCCTTCTTTTATTAATTTTCCAATAGACATTTCTTGAATTTTTTTCTTATAAACTTCATTGTCAAGATTATCTAAACAATCTTTAGCGTTTATAACTAATAATCTTTTCAATTCATCACAATAAGGTTTGCTTTCTATAAAAAGTTTACGCAAAATTTTTTCTGTATCATTTTCACATGAAAGAAAAGATGATTGAAAATCTCTCATTATTAAATCTTTTCTCATATTCCTTTTATCTCCTTTATAAAGAAGTTATTGTAATTGGTAATACTATATCTTCTTCATTATCTTTTTTATACAATAAATTAAAAGAACCACTTTTTCCAGTTGTAACTTCAAGAGTAACAACATTATCTTCAAGTTCTATAATTTTTACTTTATGACTATCAACACTCCATACTCCACCTGTGGTTCCAGCAATAGAATAACTAACAATATCATAAGGCTGAACAGTTGCGGGACCGTCGATATAAATTGCACCATGTTCAGGTTTATCCGGATTAATCGGCTCCTCCGCATTTTCCATACTATTTTGATAATATTCTTTTGCTGTAATCATTATAATGCCTTTGCCATAATATGGATTCGCTGCTTGAACTTGCCAAATTTTTCCATCAAATTCTAATTTAGCAAAACGTTTTAAATATTCTAATGTATATTCATTTTTAGGTATATATATAACTAAAGTATAATTAGGGGTATTCCAAACTATATTATTCTTTTGATTCCAAGGAATTGTAGTTTCAACAGGCCCTCTAACATATCCTTTATACTTTTTACCTTGTAAATTTATTTCTGCAGTTTGACAAGCCCTACATTCAGCTCTAAAATAGGCTTTTTCTTCTGGATAAGGAAGATAAACTATCCAATATGTATTATCATCTACCCATTTAAAAATATCACCTGAATTAATTCCTATTTCTTCTTCTCCTGCACTAGTTTTACCAAGTCTTTTTTTATTTAAACATATGTCTTTAAAAGGTATTGATAAAATTTTATTATCATAATCTGGTTTTAATTTATCTGGGTTAATCAACGCTCTAAATTGTCTACCATCTGCTAATTCAATAGTAGCAGATTGATATGAGTATAATAAAGCTTTTTTTAAACTTCTTAACTTATCTAGAGTCATTCGACCTTGTTGATTCCCACCTTGATAACTTAATCTTAATTTTAAATTATCTAATCCTGACATTGTTCTCTTAAATTACTTACTAAATTTAAACTTTCAAAAATTGTTCTTCTAAATAATTGAAAATCTTCATCTAAAATAAGTAATCCTTCCAATTTACATAATAAAGAAAATAAAATAGTATGTTGGTCGATTAACAAACTATCCATTCCTGATAATTCTTCTATAAGAGTAATAAGCGGTTTTTTCCATTCGCCGCCCTCTTCTCTTACAGGAAGTAATCTATATATTTGGTTTGTAATTCTCTTTAAATTATCATCAATAGCGGAATTGTTTATAATAGCATTATATTTTAAATACACGTTGCTTTTTGTATCCATCTGTAGAACTTTCCATAATTTCACCAAAAGTAGAAACAATGTTTCCTTTTTTATCCACTTTTCTTCTTTTGTATAATCTCTGCAAATGGAAACCCTCTCTTTCATAATCTTTTTTCAAAGTTTGTATTTTTGCCATATGATTAGCTTGAGAAGTAAATTTAAAATCAGTTCCGCTATATTTCATTCTTGTGTTTTCAACACTCGCTAATTGCTGACCAAACCATTCAACAATCATATAAGTAGAAAGAATATTAATTTCTTCTTCTGTTAAAACTTCGTCAAAAGCTCCACCCATATATAAAAATGCGGGAACCTCTACATTATTACTTTCTACTCCTTTATAACTATCTACATCTTCATAACTTAATTCATAATTACTTAAATTAATTCTTGGAAATTCAAATTTCTGAATCGCCGCCTTTAAAAAATCTTCTAATAATCTAAAAGTATCTAATTCAGTCATTTCCATATACATATCATCTGTTACTTTTGATAGAAAACTATCATATATTTTTGTAAAAGAAGTACCCATGTTTACTCCTTTCTATTATTTGCTTACTGATGTTACTTTATAATTAGGAACACGTCTTTGGGGCTGCTGTTCCTTTTTTTCTTCTGATGTAATTGGAGAAGTACGTCTATTTATTTTTTCAGATACTTCTTCTACATCAGTTTCTTCATTTATTTCAATAGCTTTTGATACATTAAAACCAGTTTTTGCCAATATAGCATCTCTTTTACTAACATCGTTTAATTTAATTTTTACTGCAACATCTTTAACAATGTCAATAACTCCTTCTGGAGCAAAATCTAAACAATCCAATAATTGGTCTAATGTACCAGTTTCTAATAATGTTCTAACTTCAACTTCTGTATAATAATATTCTGGCTCTGGTCTAGTAGAAAATAACTCTTTTACAGCTTCTTCATTTTTAATTACTAACAAATTAGTAAAAATATATTCTCCACCTACTTGATATAATAATTTTCTTATCTCTTCAAAAGGAATTTTTTTCTTTTCTCTCTTTTGGAAAGTTCTAATTAAACCGTTAGAATCTGGAATTTCATAACCAACTCCGCCAGAACTTCTATTTATAACCTCTATTAAATCTGTATCTTTTAACATATTTTTATTCTCCTTTTATCTCTATATTTACAAATAATCGGGGAGTTTAATAAAAAACTCCCCATTTATTTTATTAACCTTCAGGGTTAATTTTATGTTCAATCTTTAAATCTGAGTTTTCATAAATACAAATATTATTTGTAATTAATGTTGCTACACCAAATTTCTTATAAACTTGAACTTCTTTTGACATATCAGCATTATCAATGTCTCTAACAATTGTTTGACCTTCAAAAGCAACCTTTACAGGCTTATTTGCTCCTGTTGGAATAATATAAGCATAAGCTGGGTCAATAACTTTAGTTGTATTTGTTTCATCTTCAAAAGATTGTGGTAAAATAATTACCTTATGACCTTTATAATTTCCAAGATAGCCAGTATTCCATCTCTGGTCTTTCATTGCATCTGAAATCCATCCTTCATTAGGAATCATAGTTGATGCAAATTCAAAAGTACAATAAATTGTAGACTGACCATATGAATCTGCTGTTGCTAATAATCTATCCATAACATCTTCATTGAAACCTTTAAAGCTGTATTTATTAGCTGTTTGTAAACTTGTATAAGCTTTCTTTAAAGCTTTTGCAATTTCTCTATAAACTGATTCATCAAGACCTTCCATAATAATATCTAATACATCAGCCATATTAACTCTACCATCTAAGAATTCTTCAAATCCAATTTGAGCTGCGCCACCAAAAGCTTCAGTAGGAACTTCTAATGTCTTTCCATCTAATTTGAATACTTCATAGATACCAGCTAAACCAACTTTTGTTACAAACTGTTTTCCACGTCTTTTTGCTGCAGAAGTAATTCTCTGTACAAATACTGGCTTATCACCTTGTTTAAAAGTCTTAACTTCAGCAAATTGTCCGTATGCTTCTAAAACCTTTTTAGGTAATACATCATCAATAATTTCTTCCATTAATGAGAAGATAGTATTTTTATTTTCTCTAAATAAAGCGTATGTACTTGAAATTTCTAATAATTCATCTCTGAATGTATCATTAAGCTGTTCATAGCTAAAGTTTTCTCCGTTGTAGGCAAATGCTGTTGCTACAGAAGGATTAGCAGAAGCTACTTTTTTACCTAATGCAATTAAATCTTTTTTACTTAATGCCATTTTTTAAATCCTCCTTATTTAATTCTCTGAAGCTTTACAGCTGGCTGTCCATCTGCCATAGTGTAAACTTTTACTACTTGCCATAGTAGACCTTCATCAGTTTCTTCGCCTTTTACAAGGTAACCTGTTGTATCTACCTTTAAAATATCTGTTTCTTGTAATTCAATACCTGCATATGTTGCCTTACCTGAAGTATTTGGACCACCTACGCAGTTAGTTGTGTAAATATCTCCAACGTTAGTCTTTATAACTCTTGGAACCATTTCTCCATCAACATAGTTTTCTTTAACCATTGCGAAATCTTTATATGATTCTCTCCAACCATCATATAGTTTAATTTCATTGAAAACCATCATCCATTCACCTTTGCCAGTAAAATCAACTTTTCCTGCAGCATAATCATATTTTACAAACTGACCATTTTCAAGAATATTGATTGAACCATCAGCTGGTAACTGAGCATAAATCTGAGATGTTCTCTGAGCTGAAAGATGATTTGGTTCAACTTGACCAAAACCAACTCTACTGATTGTTGTTGTTGCCATCTGTCTATTTCCTCCTTGATTTTTTCTTATTTATGATTTTGTATAGCTTTTATCCAAGCTGGAACAGAATCTCCTGCATTTTCTAAATTAAATGTTGTAACAGGATTTTCTTCTTCTGTTTTATTTTCATTTTTAGATGTATCGTCTAAATCAAAATTAACCTTTTTTCTTACACAAATTACTGATAATTTTGCTTCAATATCATCTAAAGAATATTCATCAATGTGAGCAACCACATCTTTTTTATCTTCATCTGAAAGCATATAGAATCCACTAATTAATTCTTCCTTTTGCTGTTTTTCAACATTTTGTTTAAAAGCAACTAAACTTTCATACTTTGCAGATAAATCATTATACTTAGTTTCTAATTCTGAATACATTAAAGCATAATCTTTTTTATCTTTCTTATCTTCTTCTTTCTTATCTTCTGCAGGAGTTTTTGTTTCTTCCTTCTTTTCTTCAGGTTTCTTATCTTCTGCAGGAGCTGGATTATCTTCTTTCTTATCTTCTTCTTTCTTGTCTTCTTTTGTATAGTTCTTTTTCTTATCTTTATCTTTATTATCTTTTTCTGTTTCAGTGTCTTTAACTTCTTCTGTAGTTTTATCAGTTTTATTTTCTACAGTTTCATTAGTTTTGTCCTTTTTTTCTTCATCTACTTTTGCCATGTTTCCTCCTTCTAATGCAAATTTTAAATCTTGCATCATACTAAATAATGTTTGCTTAAAGTTATCATCTACTTTACTGAAATTAGTACTTACATTAGGAGCTGTTACACTTGAACCTTCAAAACAAGGTTCTACATCATCACCTAAAATACATAATTTAGAAAAAATTGCATCATTAACAATAAACAATTCCATTTTTGTATTAACATTTTCTGACCAATAACCATCTAAGGTATCTTTATCTAATTCCATAGAATGAGGACGTCCTTGCTCAATAGCTAACTTAGCTTCTTCAAATTGTCCTGTCCATAGAAAACCTGTAGTCATTAAATATTCTCTAACTATTTTGTTTCCAAAATCATCTGTATCTTCAAATTTTTGAAACCAAACTTCAGCATCTGGAGAAACAAAACCATATGGCTTAGTAAGACATTTAAATTGAATTCCTTTTTCATCAATAATAATCTGGTCGCCATGGTCTCTAAAATCCTGATTTTCTTCTTTATAATATCCAACAATAGGAGCGCCACGCAATGTCTTAGACATTTCTGTGGCAACATCTTTTGTTATGAAAGAATGATTTCTATTCTCTCCAATATACAAAACTTTAATTTCACATTTAGACATTAAAGGGTTAATATCTAAAGGTTGAAGATTTATAAATTCCGGAGAATCAATAGTTGCAACTGATTGATGCATAATTGTTTTTCTCCTTTCTAATTTTGACTATTATATTATAAAAAACTTCTTTATGAAATTAATTACGTTTGTCCTAATTCATGCTTTCACGATTAGCTATAGTTTTTTCTGATTTTTCATCATCAGCTAACTCCTTGCGGCCTGCGCCCTCTTTCTCGCTACCATTACTCTGGCTTGCCGCATTTTGATTTGTCTTTAAAGCATCAGCGTTCATAGTAGAACTCATTAACGGTGGAATAAATACATTAAATAATTCTAATACATCATTTTCAAAATAAGCTGTAGCTAAAATAGAACTTTGTGATTGACCAAGAGCAATCTGAGGTAGCATCTTGGAATATCCTAATTGAGTTTGTTCTTTATATAATTTTGCCATGTCTTTATAATTATAAATAGTTGTTGTCAAAATTTGAACTTTATATTTTAATTTCTTAGGATTCTTATTAAAAGGTTCTATTATCATATTTAGAAATGCTTCAAATTGTAAAATTAAATTATATAAAGAAGCCTCATCATTTAAAATAGACTTCTCTAATGCAATATTACCATCTGTATTAAATAAATTTTGAGCTGTACCAGATTCGTTAAATACTGTTCTTTCAACTTTTTCTAATTCATCTATTGTAGTGGAACTATTCTTATCAGCCAAATCCGCCACATCTACATCAGCAAAAGTTGTCAATACATCTACACCAATCGCCTTGCCTAACATTTGAACAGCGTTATTATGTAATTCTTTTGCTTCATCAACATCAAATATTAAATCACCATTCTTATCTAAAGGCATTTTTTGAATGATAATCTTTAATAATTGCTGTTGCATCTTTTTTCTATCTAATCCTTGAGCTTCATTTAAGTCTATGATTGCAGGAATTACTGAAATGAAAACAGGAAAATCGTCTCCATTAATATTAAATTTAATTGTATTTTTAATATCCAGTAAATACCATCCTGAAGTATCTCCTAAAAAGTCTGGTTGTAATTTTCCTTCCTTATATAAAATATAACCTTTTTTAAATTCAGAAGGAAATAAATTTAATATTTTCATTTTTTGAGTAGTATCTCTAAAAGTATCATCAAAAAACTTCATATTAAATTCTACAGCCGGACGCCCATTAACACTAAATCTTGAACGACAATAATTAGGCGGAAGCTCTTGAATACACATTCTATCTTTTTGAGGAATTAAATATCCATAATAACAACCATACTTTAGAACTTTTAAGGCTGTGTCACCAAAAAATTTTTTTATTTCAAAATTATCTAAATAGGTTAAAACATTATTAAAACCGCTTAATATTTTATCACTTTTAACGCTTTCTGAATTAATATAAGGCGTTACTAGCCAATCATATCTATATAAATTAGCCATATATCTACATAACCTAGAATAAATACCGCTAGTTTTATAGAAAAATTCTGATATATCTCTCATCGTTTCTTCGTCATTTTCATGTATTGCTCTTAATACTTCTTTTTTATCAGCTAGCCTATCATCTATCTGTTTGTAATCACCTACATTAACAATAGCATCATCTAATGTTTTTAATCCAACTTTAATTTTTGAAAAGTTTGGGTCCATAAAAGGACTATACTTCTCTCTGGTGTCTCGCATAGGACTCATTCGAAAACCTTTTTCTCTAATTTGTTCTTGTCTATTAATCAAAGTGACACCTCTTTCTTTCTTTTATTTTAATAGCCCGCCGCCTTCATAATATAATCATAATTTACACGACCTTCATCCCAATAGGGAATAGCAATAAGAGTAATTCCGTGCTTTGCACAGAACTCTCTTTTTTTCATATCATTATATTGCTGTTTCCTTAAACCGCTCAAACCACCAAATTTACTTTTTGGTTCATAATGTTGAACGCCTTGGTATTCTATTAAAAAATCTAAATCATTATTATCATCAAAGACAGCAAAATCAAATCTTAGAGGTCTACCATTTGTACTAACTAATTCTGGAAAAATATATTCTTCTTTAAAATTTAAACCAGCTTCTTTTAAAATTTCTTCTATTTTTATCTCTCCTCGACTTGCTCGCATATTTGCCTCCTTTTTTACACAATATATTTCAAAAAAACTTTTATTCTAATAATTAAAAATACCCAATCTTTTAATTCATAAACATAAAATCACTAATATGTCTTTTTCTTCTTTTTCTTTTGTTATCTTCTTCTTGTTTAATATAATATAAACCATAAATAAAAGCAGAAAACTTATCTTTCTTAATACTCTTAGAAGACTGTTCTAATATAATATTGACACCTGAATTTTTTTCAACTAAATTTAACATTTGTTCTCTCAATATAGAAGTTAAAGTAAAAGGTTTTAAAAATTCATTTCTCTTATCACTATCCATATTTTGTCCAACTTTTGTAGACATTAATTTAGTTTTAGCCATTGATTCATCTATTAAGAATTTAATTTTTCCACTAGATAATTGAGTTTGAGCATAAGAATATGCTTCTGTATTAATTGGTGCATTAGCTTTAATTAAGTAAAGTGCATTTTCTTCTACATCTGCACCTTTTATTTTTTTATAAGGTTCAACAGCATCTTCTGAAGTTCCGCCTTCAATCCCAAAAGGAGGTAAAGAATCTCCACTTTCTGGGTCTACTTGAGATTTTACCATAAAATCAACTAAACCAATACCTAAACCGTTGGCATCAATAGAAATAACTCTTGCTTTATATTTATAATACAGCTTTTTAATATGAATAGCTTGGTCTTCAAAATGTTCTGCTTCATATGTATAAATATGAACTAAACTTTTCAATGATGTTCCTTGCGGTTGCGGCGTCACCTTAAATACACAAACTTCAGTTGTACATCCGATACGACCGACGTCCACGCCAAGAACATAATAAGCATTTTTAGAACTTCTGCCGCTATATTCATACTCTGGTTGTAATAAAACTCTGTGTTTATCAAATTTTTCTGAAGAATAAAATGCATTTTCTGCATCTCCGCTCCATAGACTTCTATATTCTCTATCAAAAGACTCTTCTTTAAATGTACCTTGAAGTTTCAACTGGTCTACAAAGTCTTCATCTAGAAGTCCTTCTGTAACAGGTGTTTCATAAGTTCCACCCATAATCATAACTCTATCAGGTTCAATTACTGATTGTATTAAAAGCTCTATCAACTTATCATATGCAAAGGAATTTTTCCATCCAGCAGTTGTAATATATATTTGACTTTTATTAATTACTTCTTCTTTATGTCTCGTTCCATCTGGTAATAATCTATCTACGTTTGTTGTAGGAATAATAACTTCATTAAGAATATCTCCATCAATTAATACACATTCTTCCATTAAACCACCGGTTCTACGCTGTCCTCTTGATGACTGTTTTGCCGCTAAAATATCAATAGAAGAACCATTCTTGAAGATATATTTTACATCATCTTTAGATTTTTTTGATGCCCCTCTTGTCCAATCAATCTCATTATTCAATGAAGGAATTAGTTTACAAATTTCTTCTATTTTCGCAATTGTAATACTTGCCGCCTGCTCTTTACCACCAGTAGTAACAAATAAATGTGAATTAGGATAAAGAATACATCTTAACATTAATACCATCATAGATAAGAATGATTTAGAATAAGCACGCGGGAATGTAGCATATACATATCTGTGTCGCATAACTATTCTTAAAAATACTCTTTGATAAAAATAAAAATTAAAGGTACTATCTGGACCTTTCATAAAATCTATTAAGTAGTCAGGGTATTCTCTATAAAAAGAAACTAAATTTCTTAAATGAGGCAATTGAGCTTTTAGTCTTTCTTCTGATAAGCCCTGTTTTTTTAAACCTCTTGAGTCGGATAACTCTAATAAACTTTGTAAACTCATATTAGTTATCCTCCTCTGTATAGACCTTCGCATCAGCCTCTTTTTGTTCTGCTATATCATCATAATATTCTTTATAGTGTTCATCTTGTAATTCTACTTCTGATAATCCTTGTTTCTTTGCTTCTTCTCTATCTTTCTTCATGCTTTCCGCATTTTCTCTATTCTTAATATAGTTTTCTATCTGTTGAGCTAATGCTTTATCTTCATAGATTAAAGACCTATTATATTCTTTTAAGTCAGCAATAACTTTATCAACTATATCATTTGGAACTTTGATTTCGTATCTAGGGATTTCTCCGCCATTTTTTTCACAATAGGCAACCATCTCACCAATACAGTCAACAAAGTCATTCTTTTGTTCCTTATTTTGAGCGGCTGTAAATTTTGCGGATTTTCTTAAAGTATCATAAACCCTAGATAATTTCTGGAAACCATCAACATCTCCGCAATCAAGAGCCTGATTCATTTTTAAATACGTTTTACAAGTTAAAATTAAAGTACCAATAGTATCAGAATCTTGAATATCAAATGAGTTCATCATCTCATTGTATTTTGTTTCTAATTCTACCCATTCACCAGGTTGATAAGTTCTGCCCCATTTCATTGCTAAATAAATTTTATCTTCTTTTGTTAATTCTGAAGCAGGGTCATTTAATTCTTCTTCTGGAATAAAATTATTTTCCATAAAAGGGTTAGAACCTGGTGCATAATTATTAGCGCCATCTGTCCCACTAACATAGGCGGGTGGTAGCTGATTATTCAATTCAGCTGTACTCATAAAAGTATTATATTGAGCTTCAGAAATATCTCCTCTACGAAATTGCATCTGTAATTGAGCTTCTCTTGCCGCAAGCTCAGGATGGTCTTCTAAATATAATTCTCGTTTCTTGTCATCTTCCGCCTTTAATTTTTCTGTGTCTGACCAATGGTAATCTTTCCATTGTCTTAATTTCATTTTAGATAAATATTTACCAAAAACTGACATACCATTCATTTTTCTAGGGTCTTTAGCAAATGCTTTATCTCTTAAGCTATTCCATTCTGAAGGGACGTAAGGTACATCCATTTTTTCCAATAGCCAAACATAAGTGTCTGGATTAAAATTATCTATATGCATAGTCAAGCATTTCTTACATAATTCAACTTTACTTCCATCTCTATATGTGTAAAATTGACTTTCATCCATACTCTTTCCGCATTTTTCACAATAACAATTCAAACATTTTCACCTTCCTTTTATTCTATTGTAAATATAAAGCAAAAATAAACCATCAAACTTAATTATTTTTGACCAGGTTTCTTTAAAAAATCCGGCGTCATTTTTATATTTGAAGTCCATCCATATTTTTGATGAACTTTAATATGACACTCTTTACAAAGCGTGATTCCATTATTAACATCAAAACGTTTATCTGGATATTCTTTCCATCCAAATAAATGATGGGCATTTATTTCTTTTTTACTACCGCATATTTGACATTGATAATGGTCTCTTTCATATACTAAAACTCGCCATTTTTTATATTCAGGTGATTTTCTTAATTTTTCATTTTCTTCAGTAATGCCACCTTGCCAATTCCAATGTTCTTTCCCTTTATAAGTTGAATGTAAATTTTTTAAATGACACTTTTGTGAGCAATATTTATTTTCCGAAGTCCTTGCAATAAATATTTTATGACATATTGGACATTCTCGTTCTTTATTTACAATATTATGAAATTTATTGTAACAGTCACGGGAACAAAATCTGTTTGCATTTGCTTTTGCTCCAGTAAATATTTTACCACATATCTCGCAAGTATACTTTTTAACATTTTTAGAATGAAATTTATTATAACAATCTCTACAACAAAAATTATTTTTACCTATTTTACTTGAGTATTTAAAAAAATCTTTTCCACAAGTATCGCATTTAATTAAAACTTTACCCATTTCTTTTTCTACCTCTTTATTTAACCCTTGGTCAGAAATTAAGATTTTTTAGCTGGCTTTTTGTTACGGCATACCTTGCATATACTATAAAAGCCGTCACGACTCGTTTTATTTTTAGAAAAGAATTTATTATGAGCTAATTTAATTTCTCCACATCTTGAGCATTTTTTCCATTGACCTTTCTCTTCTTCTGTATAATGCCAGATTAAATAATCTTCTACCGCCTTCTCCGCAATTAATTTTGGAATTTTATTTCTCCATAAAGATGATAAATATTCAACAGTATAAGTCATATTGTACTTTTCTTGTAATAATTGCTGTATTTCTATATTCTGTTTACCATCTATTTTATATATCATTAAATCATAATATAAGGGATAATCAAATTTTAGAGTTCTATCTACTAAATCTTCTAAGTCTTTCATTAAATAATAAGAATCACTGCTAAATTTATCAAAACAATCTTCTTTTAATTTACTATAATTACACAATAATGCAGAAATATGTTTTGGATTAAAAAATGAAATTAATCCATCATTATGAGGTATACCATTTTCATCTATTGAAAATTTATCACTAAAATCTATTTTACTAAAACTTTTAATAGCATTAACACTATACATTGGTGGTTTATATGCATTTTTTATTACGTATTGGTCTTTACGCATTTCTATAATTTGCTTTTTTAATAAATATTTTTTCTTACCTCTTGCATTTTTAGCTTCTTCTTCTACTTTTTCTATTGCATCTCTAAGGTCTTTTAAAGCGGGGATTTCCGCTACATCTTTTTCTGTAATTTCAAATTTTGGTTTAAAAATAATATTTTTATCATTTGCAATAATATTATAGATACCATCTTCGCCATTTTCAAATTTACCTACAAGTCCTTCAAAAGACATCTCTCTTTCATTTACTGTTACCATTCTATTGTCAGTTAATATCTTTTTCTTTTTTCTTTCTTCTTTATCCATTGCAAATACTATATAATCTGTTAATATACTTATATATCTTTTTGAAAGTTTTTCAGGAGGCGTTTCAGCTATAATCTTTTTTACTAATTCATTGCGGGCTTCCGGTGTTTCAAGCGTATAATCTAGCTTTAATCTGCCATCATCGGCCACCGCCGCATTTTCATACATTGTCTCTGTCATTAAGCTCTCCTCTATCTTTTTATATTTAATAGACTACTAAATGTAATCTATTTTTCTCATCTATAATAATTATAACACAAAATTTTTTCTTTG